GCGGGGGGGGCCCCGCCGCCGGGCGCGCGGGGATCGGGTCGGCGACCGAAGCCTGTTGAGCAGAAGCGGCGCATCGGGAATCCGGGGGGCAGGCGGCTGCCGTCTCAGGCGGAGATCATCGCCCTGCCGTCGCTCGTGAGCGAGATACCTGAGCCGCATCGCCCGCTCGGTCAGCACGGGGCGGCTCTGTGGCGGCGTGTGTGGTCGTCAGGTGCGGCGTGGCTGCGCCCTGCGCTCGACGGTGATCTGGTGCTGATGGCGTGCGAGATGACCGACGAGCGAACGGTGCTCAGGCAGATCGTGTTCACTCAGCAGGGTGTGTGGCGTGAGCGGCGTGCGCTGCGTGAGATAGACCGACAGATCACGAGCCTGCTCTCGCAACTAGGCTTCTCGCCTACGGACAGGGCGACGCTCGGCATAGGGGATCACAAGCAGCATGAGTTCGCCAAGATCAGACAGCGGATCGAAGCGAAGCGTGCTGCTGCCAGCGACTAGGTGGCAGCCTGCGTTCTACACGCCACGCATCTCGAAGGTGAGCGACGGCGACGAGATCATCAGGTTCGCCGCCGACCACTTCGTCGTGCTCAAAGGCTTCCGTGCTGGTCAGCCGCTCGTGTTCACTGCGTGGCAGAAGTGGCTGCTGCGTGCACTGTTCGAGCGTGACGCTGAGACGATGCGGCTGCGGTATCGGCGTGCGCTGATCGGTCTGCCACGCAAGCAGGGCAAGTCGCTGATGCTATCGGCGGTCGCAGTGTACGGACTGATCACAGGCGAGTCGGGTGCCGAGGTGTATGTCGTCGCAGGCGACAGGCAGCAGGCTCGCATCATCTTCGGTGAAGCGAAGCAGCAGGTGCAGATGAGTCCGCTGCTATCGCAAGAGTGCAAGGTGTATCGGGATGCGATCGAGATGCCCCGCTTCGGGTCGGTGCTGCGTGTGCTCTCATCAGAGTTCCGGGGGCAGGCTGGTCTCAACCCGTCGCTCGTGCTCTTCGACGAACTGTGGAATCAGGCAACACCCGATCTCTACGACCAGATGACGCTCGGCTCAGGTGCACGCATCGAGCCGCTGACGGTCAGCATCACGACCGCTGGCTATGACCTAGACACGGTGGCAGGTCATCTGTATCAGTACGGGAAGCGGTGTGCGGCAGGCGAGGTGGATGATCGCTTGTTCGGTTTCTGGTGGTGGGAAGCACCAGCGGAGTGCGAGCCGGGTGACCAGTCGGCGTGGATGACGGCGAACCCGAATCTGCGTGAGGGACTGCTCGACATCGACGACATGAGAACGGCGGTGCAGCAGTCCGATGAATCGGCGTTCAGGCGATGGCGGCTGAATCAGTGGGTGCGCACGCAGGAGTCGTGGCTGCCTGCTGGTGCGTGGGAACAGTGCCGCAGTGCACGCACGCTGCGCACCGATCTTCCCGTGTGGGTCGGTATCGACATGGCTCTGAAACACGACAGCATCGCAGTGGTGCTCGCTCAGCCGCAAGACGATGTGGTGGTGACGCAGGCACGCATCTGGCAGCCGAGAGACGAAGGTGTGGATGTCGCAGGGGTCGAAGCGCATCTGCGTGCCCTGCACCACGAGTTCGATGTGCGTGAGTTCATCTATGACCCTGCCTACTTCCAGCGCAGCGCAGAGCATCTGGCTGATGACGGGCTGCCGATGGTGGAGTTCCCGCAGTCTGCGGCACGCATGATCCCGGCGTGCGGTCACGCCTATGAACTAATCGTGAACCGTCGAGTGGCGCACGATGGTGCGCCGACCTACACCGATCAGGTGCTCTCTGCTGCGCAGCGGATGACCGACACGGGGTGGCGACTGTCGAAAGGGAAGAGCAAACGGAAGATAGATGCGGCGATCGCTCTCGTGATGGCACTCGATCGGGCGACGACACGCACACAAACGGCGACAGTTGCGCCTAGTATCGTGCGAGTATGGGACTGAATCGCAGCACTATCGGCACCATCTCAGAGTTGGTCGGCATCACATCGGTGGTGATCGGCTGCGCCCTGCTCAGCACCGCCGCCGCATTCATCGTCGGCGGCGTGCTGCTCGTGCTGATCGGGGCGGCTGAATCGTGAGCATCCTGCGCAGACTCGTCGAGCGTCGTGCCCTGCCGACCAACATCGACCCCTACCAGATCACCGCACGCCCCTACTTCCCCAACTATTCGGGGGAGATCATCACCGAGACCACAGCGTTCGCATCTACCGCCGTGATGTCTGCCGTCTCGCTGCTCGCCGACTCGGTGGCTGCGATGCCGCTCGAACTGACAAGAGTGCGGGGCGGCAGGCTCGAACGGCTGCCGACACCGAGCGTGCTGATCAGACCGAATCAGACGCAGACCATGTTCGAGTTCGTTCATCAGGTGATGCTCTCGCTCACCCTGCACGGCTGCGCCTACATCTACGCACCACGCCGGGCGGGTGAACTGCCGAGCGAAATGCGCTGCCTGCACCCGAATGTGATACGCCGCTACTACATCGACGACGAAGGCGAAGCGTGGTATCAGATACACGACACGCAGCACTCTGCTCGTGACCTGAAAGCGATCCACTGGCTGCTGATGCCGGGGCAGATGCGTGCCGTCTCGCCGCTGGAAGCACTGCGCAACACGATCGGCACGAGCATCGCTATGGATCGCTTCTTAGCGCAGTTCTACGGCGAGGGTGCGACACCGAGCAGCGTGCTCGAAACTGATGCGACGATCACCGAAGAGCAGGCGCAGATTCTCCGTGACACATGGGCTGATGCGCACACTCGCCGCAGGAAGCCAGCGGTGCTCACGGGCGGTCTGCGCTGGAAGTCAGTCACGGTGTCGGCTGCCGACTCGCAGATGATCGAGCACCGTGAGGCGATAGTGCGTGACATCGCACGGGCGTACCGCATCCCGCTGAACATGATCAACGCCAGCGGCGGCGACTCGCAGACATACCAGAATGTCGAACAGGCAGGAATCAACTTCGTGCGCTACACGCTGCTTCCGTTCATGCGCCGCATCGAGGATGCGATCAGCGAGATGCTGCCGCTCACGCAGCGAGTCCGATTCGATGCCACCATCTTTGAGCGAGCCGACCTGACGACCCGTGTGCGTGCACAGCAGACACAGATTTCATCGGGCACGCTCACACCGAACGAAGCGAGAGAGATAGAGAATCGTGAACCTTACGAAGGCGGCGATCAGTTCATCATCGCCGCACAAGGCGCACCTGTCGCTGGCATAGCAGGCGGCGACCTGCCGACACTCGGCACCGACGCAGCACCACCAGAGAGATAGCCGTGCAGTCGCAGCAGTTCACTGTCGGCACCACCGCCGTGCTCTCACCAGACGCAGACTGATCATGCCGTTCGGAATCTCGCAGAGCCAACCTGACTGCGGCGGGTGGGCGACCGTGAAGCAGGAAGCAGACGGATCGTTCACCACGATCGGCTGCCACGAGACGAAGCAGGATGCGGTCGATCAGATGGTGGTCGTGTCGCTCAGCGAGGACATCGAACCGTTGGGGCAGGTGGATGCGAGGGCACTGCCAGAGAACTATCGACCTGCGCTCGCCGACGATGTGCCAGAGGGTCGGGCGTGCGGCAACTGCCACTATTACAACGAGGAACAGATCGAGGGTGAGGGAGATGAGCGGCAGGCATACTGCGAGAAGTGGTCGGCTTATGTCGATGGCGGTTTCTACTGCAACGCTTGGGAACCGCAGGGGTACGGGATGGAACTGCGGGCACCGTCTCTCGTCGCCCCGTCATTCATGGCTGAGTCTGCTCGGCGTGGTCTGCGGCTGCACGAGCAGGGTCTGTCGGGTGACGGGCTGATGCCTGCGACCGTCGCCGATGCACGCCGCATGGCTGACGGTGAGGCTCTGAGCGAGGCGAAGTGGCGCAAGATACCTGCGTGGATCGCCCGCCACATCGTCGATCTGGATGCGGTGCAAGGCGACGAGATCACGCCGGGGCTGGTGGCGATGCTGCTATGGGGCGGCGGCTCATCGAAGACATCGGCTCGCAGGGCGCAGGCGTATGCCGAGCGGATCGTGGCACGCATCGAGGAAGAGCGGGCTGACGCACCCGCCCCCGTATCCGATCAGATACAGGGCAGCGACGAGAACGAGCCGGGGTCGGCGGCAGACAAGACGGGCGACATCACGCTGACCGAGGCGACAGAGAAGGCGTTGCAGACGAAGGCTGACGAGCACAACGAGGCGATGGCTGCCGATGATCGCCCGATCTGGACTCGTGTGCGGGTCGGTGCGCTGCGTGCCGTGTATCGGCGTGGCGCAGGCGCATTCTCCACATCGCACCGCCCCGGCATGACTCGTGCGCAGTGGGCGATGGCGAGAGTGAATGCGTTCCTGTATCTGGCTCGCACGGGGCGACCTGAGAACGAGAAGTATGTCGGCGATAACGATCTGCTGCATCCGCAGCATCCCAAGTTCTCAGACAGTAGAAGTGGCGGTGGCGCATCAGTTATGCTGACGCAGACGATGAGCACAGAGACGATCGAGAACCGCTGGTGCGTGACGGGCGCAGATGAGCGTCGCATCGCCTACACGACGCTCGAAGTGCGGCAGGCAGACAACGGGCAGACGCTCTTCGGATACGCCGCCGTGTTCGACTCGCCGAGCGAACCGATGCCGTTCGTCGAGTATGTGAAGCGTGGTGCGTTCTCCAAGACGATCAACGATGGTGCTGATGTGCGTCTGCTCATCGACCACGAAGGTGTGCCGCTGGCTCGCACGAAGTCGGGCACGCTGCGCATCAGCGAGGATGAGCGGGGTCTGGCGGTCGAGGCTGAACTCGACCCGATGAACCCCGATGCGGCACGGGTCATCTCGGCGATGAAGCGTGGCGACCTGTCGCAGATGTCGTTCGCCTTCCGCACCATCAAGGACTCGTGGAGTGACGACCGCAGCGTGCGGGAACTGCGTGAGGTGCAACTGTTCGATGTGAGCGTCGTGACCTTCCCCGCCTATGAGGAGACCGTCGCAGAGATCAGGGGCAGGCTATTGCAAGACGCTGAGCAAGTCGCTAACCTGACACCGACGACGAGTGTTAGCGTGCGCAAAGCACAACTAGCGATCGCCCGTCACAGATAGTCAGCCGAGACACAGCCGAGCGATCACTGTCAGAGTCTCACTGAGCACACGACTCACGAAAGAGACCAGACATGACCTACTCGAAGCAACTGACCGAGAAGCGTGACGCAGCGTTGGCGAAGGCTGATGCGCTCGTCGCCGCAGCGCAGGAAGCGCAGCGTGAACTGACCACCGAAGAGGATGCCGACATCACGGCGACTCTCGACACCGTGCGTGATCTCGACGAGCAGATTCGTCGCCACACCGAACTCGAACAGCGTGCATCCGAAGCCGCCGAGAGCCGCAAGGCTGCCGGGGTGGAAGTCGCCGCTACGGTCGTGAAGTCCGAGCCACGCACCTACTCGTCGAAGAGCGGTCACTCGTTCATCGCCGATGCGTTCCGTGCGCAGTTCAGCAACGACTTCGAGGCGCAGCAGCGTCTCGCCCGCCACATGAACGAAGAGCGGATCGAGCGTCGTGATGTCACCAGCACGAACTTCGCTGGCTTGGTCGTTCCGCAGTTTCTAACCGACTTGGCGGCTCCGTTCGCAAGAGCAGGTCGCCCCGTCGCAGACCGTGCCCGCAAGCACGCACTGCCCGATCAGGGTCTGACGATCTCCATCTCGAAGGTCACGACTGGCTCAGCCGTCGCTTCGCAGACGGAAGGTGCTGCGGTGCAAGAGACGAACATGGATGACACGAAACTCGACATCACCGTGAGCACCTTCGCAGGTCAGCAGAATGTGAGCCGTCAGGCGATCGAGCGTGGCACGAACATCGACTCGCTCGTGATGGCTGATCTCGTGTCGGCGTATCACACGACGCTCGATGCCGCAGTGGTCGCCGAACTCTTCTCGTCGGCTGGTCAGGCAGTCACCTACACGGATGGCACCCCGACCGTCGCTGAGATGTACCCAAAGTTGGCTGACGCAGTGCAGAAGGTGCAGACCACCTACTTCGCCGGACCCAACGCCATCATCATGCACCCACGCCGTCTCGCCTTCATCTTGGCAGCCGTCGATGGTCAGAGCCGACCGCTCGCAGTGCCCGTGCCGAACTACAACGGTCAGCCTGCGTTCGCATCGGGCGACGGTGCACCGCAGTACGGAAACAGCGGCTACACGATTCTCGGTCTGCCCGTGATCACCGATGCGAATGTCGCCACCGACAAAGGCTCAGGCACGAATCAGGACACGATCTATGTCGGCAACCTGCAAGAACTCCACCTGTTCGAGCAGGGCAACGGCGACCCGATGATGCTGCGCTTCGAGCAGCCGAAGGCTGCCGAACTCGATGTGACCATGATCGTTTACGGATACGCCGCAGTGACGGCGAACCGCTACCCGAACGCATGGGCACAGATCAACGGAACCGGGCTGGTGACACCGACCTTCTAGTGAGTGTCGCCCGCACGGGCGGCTCGCTGATACGGTGACGGCATGAGCAGCGGCATCATTCACGCTCTGCTCATCGAGCGCATCGGCTACCTGCGGCGTGGTCGGCATGATCGTGTCGCTCTCGTCGATGACCAGTTGCGTGCGCTCGGCGTGACCCTGCCGATCGAGTCGGCTGCGGTCGATCATCACGCTGAGACGGCGACGAGAGAGAAGCCGACACGACGCAGGAAGCGGTGAGCGATGCCGACGAACCCCTACTGCACGCTTGCCGAGGTGAAGGCTGCGCTGCGCATCTCCGATGCGGTCGATGACACGCTGATCGAGAACAGCATCGAAGGTGCGTCTCGGCGCATCGACGGCTACTGCGGCAGGTTCTTCTACAAGACTTCTGCCACCGCCGTCAAACAGTTCGCCCGTGACCCGTACACGCTGCCTGTCTCGGACATCTCATCGACGACGAGTCTGGTGGTGAAGATAGACACGAACGGTGACGGGGTGTATGAGACGACTCTCACGCTCGGCACCGATTACATGGTCGAGCCGACGAACTTCGTGCTGATGCAGCGACCGATCAGGCGGCTGACGATGATCGGCGGTCGCACCTTCCCCATCTTCACGCTGCCCGCCGAGCCGGGGGTCGAGGTGACTGCCCTGTGGGGCTTCGATGCCGTGCCAGATGATGTGCGTGAGGCGTGCGTGCTGCTCAGCATGAGACAGTTCGCCCGCTACAACGCTGCGCTCGGCGTGATGGCGTTCGCAGACATGGCGATCACGGTGCGTGCCGTCGATCCCGATGTGCGTGACCTGCTGCTGCCGTACCGTCTGCTCGGTGTCGCCTGATGCCTGCGACCGTCTCGCAGGCTGCGTCGGGGCTGGCTACCCGTCTGGCGACGATCAGCGGGCTGCGCACCTTCTCCTACCAGCCTGAGCAGGTGAATCCGCCTATGGGCTTCCCGATTCTGGAAGAGATCGAGTTCCACCGGGCGTTCGGCGGCGGCGATGTCCGTATGCGGTTCACCGTGATGGTCATCGTCGGCAGGTATCTCGACCGTCTGGCGCACTCCACTCTCGACGGCTTCCTGTCTTACAGCGGGGCGACATCGCTGCGTGCCGCCATCGAAGGCGACACGACTCTCGGCGGTGTGGCGCAGACGCTGGTGCTCGACAGCGGTATGAGCATCGGCTCTCTCACTATTGCAGAGGCGGAGTTCCTGTCTGTATCATGCTCGGTGACGGTACACGCATGAGCACCTACAAGATCAGCAGCGACAACACGACACTCGGCAAGCCGGGTGAGACGGTGACAGATGCCGATCTCGTCGGTCTCGATGTCGCTGCGCTCATCGCAGGCGGTCACATCGAGGCGCAGACTGCGAGACGGTCTGACAAGAAAGAGCAGGAATAAGACATGGCACAGATCGTTCTGACCGATGCGACCATCACCATCAACAGCGTTGCGTTGAGCAACCGTGCGAACACGGTGACGCTCACCTATGAGAAAGAGGCGGTGGAGATCACGGCGTTCGGCGACAGCGGGCGTGCGTTCACCAGCGGCTTGCAGAACAACACCTGCGAGATCGAGTTCATGCAGGACTTCGCCGCATCGAATGTCGAGGCGACCGTGTTCCCGCTGGTCGGCAGCACCACCACCATCGTCATCAAACCGACGAGCAGCGCAGTCTCTTCCACGAATCCGTCATACACGCTGACGGGCACCTACCTGTCGAATCACACCCCGGTCGCTGGCACGGTCGGTGAACTCGCCACCACTTCGCTGTCGTTTCAGGGCGGCACTCTGACGAAGGCGACTACCTGACCCGTGCTCTACCGATCGAGGGGGCGTAGATGAAACTGCCGCTGACGATCCACTATGCGAGCGGCGAGCAGCGTGATGTCGTCGCAGGCTTCGCCGACTTCGTGCAGTTCGAGCGCACATGGCAGCGCAGCGTCTCACGGTTCGAGCACGACTTCCGACTCACCGATCTGGCGTGGCTGGCGTGGTCTGCTGAGACTCGTGCGAAGCGAACCGACAAGAAGTTCGACCCCGACTGGCTCGAACTGGTGGAGTCCGTCGAACTCGGTGCGGCTGAGGGTGATACCCCAAACTCGGAGACGACTCAGCCACTTGGCTGATCGCTGCCCTGTCTGTGGAGACGGGCATAGCACCGTCGCTGCTGACGGCGGAGAGCGACGAGATGCTGCGCACGATGCTCGCCTACATGAAGAAACGCAACGAGCGCAGGCGCAGGCGGTGACTCGTGGCTGAGATCATCGGACAGACAGACAACTTCGGTGCGGTGCAGGTGCAGGGGCTGACGCAGTTCATCTCCGACCTGCGGAAGGCTCGTGACAAGGGTGCGGCTGATGCGCTGATCCGTGAGGCGAACGAGCGGGTGGCGAAGGTCGTGATCCGTATGGCTCGCAGTCTCGCTAACACGAAGCAGGAACGGCGGGCAGCGGACTCGCTGAGCGCATCGAAGAGCGTGCTGCAAGTGCGGGTGACGATGGGCGGGAAGGGCATCCCGTATGCGGGTGGTGCCAACTTCGGTTCATACACCGATCTGCGGCGGCTCATCAAGGCACCTAATCAGCGGGGGCGACGCAGCCGTGCGACGATCGTGCGGCAGGGTGAGAGCATCCTGAAAGTCGCCACGAATGTCGAGCGGCAGTTCGTCTCACGGTCGGGTCGCACCATCTCCCGGCGTGAGGGTGGCACGCAGGTGAAACTCGCCCGCACATCGTCGGGTGCGCTGCGTGTGGTGAAAGGATGGAATCAGTTCCGTGCGAAGGGCGGGCAGCCGACGAAGTGGCGGAAGGGCAGCGACCAGTTCCTGTATCGAGCAGTCACGCTGACGCAGGATCAGATCAGCGACTCATACCAGCGGTTCATCGACGAGATGACGAAGCCTGCGTTCCCCGACTCTGGCAGAGAAGCCGCCTAGTAATCTGACCGCATGGCTGAGCGCAAACTATCCCTGATCATTCTCGGCAAGGCGACGAGTGCGCTCGCCGCCATGAAGTCGGTGGGTGACGAGGCAGGGTCGCTCGGTAAGAAGGTGACTGATCTGCTGCCGTCGATGAAGACGGTGGCTCTCGCCGGGGCTGCGGCGTTCGGTGCCGTCGCCGCCGCAGCCTATGGTGCGGTGCAGGCTGCGGCTCAGGATGAGCAAAGCCAGAAGAAACTCGCCGACCAGTTGCGGCGCACCACGCAGGCGACCGATGAGCAGATCGCCGCCGTCGAGCAGCACATCTCAAAGCAGATGATGCTCACGGGCGTGACCGACGACGAGTTGAGACCTGCGATGGCGAATCTGGTGCGGGCGATCGGTGATGTGAACGCTGCTCAGCAGGCACTCATCTTGGCGCAGGACATCTCGGCTGCGACCGGGAAGGACTTGGAGAGCGTGTCGCTTGCGCTCGGCAAGGCGTACAACGGCAGCATCACTGCGCTCACGAAACTCGGTGTGCCGCTCGATCAGGCTGCGGTAAAGTCAAAGAACCTGACGCAACTCACGAAGTCATTACAGGATCAGTTCGGTGGCGCAGCCGCAGACTCTGCCGACACCTTCTCAGGTCGTCTGCGCATCCTGCAAGTGTCGCTCGGTGAGGCGGTCGAAGGGATCGGCTACGCACTGCTGCCTGCGGCTGAGATGCTGGTGGCGTTCGTACAGAAGCGGGTCGTGCCCGTCATACAGGCGTTCAGCGACAAACTCGCTGCGGGTGGCGGGCTGCGTGATGCTCTCATCGCAGGTGCGGCACAGATGGGCACCTTCGCATTTCAGGTGATCAGCATCGCCGAGAAGATAGCGGTCGGCTTCGTCACTCTCGGTAATGCGATCGTTGCGATCGGCAAGCCGATGCTCGTCGTCATCGGTAATCTCGCCGCTGGTCTAACGCTGCTCTTCACCGGGTCGTTCAGTAAGGCGCAAAAGATGTTCGACACTTTCGAGAAGGCGTATCTCGGACTCGATGCGCTGAAAGTGAACACTCAGGATGTGGTCGCCGAGTTCGCCAAGTTCCGCACCGAGGTGGTGGCGATGCAGAAACTGAATGCTGCGCTGGCGACCACCGACCTGCTCTCTCGCCGCTACGGGCAGACGGTGAAGGATACGGGCAGCGCACAAGACGACTTCCTGAAAGTGCTGAAAGGTCTGAGCGAGACGGCGGGTGGTGCGGGCGGGAAGGTGAAGCAGGTCGCCGACGCTATGAAGACCTACACGGATGCGCTGAGCAAGGCACGGGATGCGACCCGCTCGCAGGCTGATGCGACGAGGGGTGTGCAGAAGGCGCAGACCGATCTGGCTGCAAAGACAACTGCGGTGGCTGCTGCTCAGGCACGGTTCGACACCGTGATGCGTGGCTTCCCGGCGACGGCTAAGGAGAGCATCGCAGCGTCTCGCCGTTTCGCCGACGCACAGCGAGGTGTGCGAGACGCAGGTTTGCAGGTCGCCGATGCGGTGCGTGGGGTGCAGGATGCCGAGCAGCGTCTCGCCGAACTGCGGGCGAAGCAGGCTGATGCGGCGAAGGTGGCGGGTGCTGAGCGGTCGCTGGAACGGTCGAAGTACGGGGTGGAAGAGGCGAACTTTCGTGTGGCTGACGCTGAGCGGGAACTCGCTGAACTGCGTGCCGACCCGAACGCATCGGCGATCGACCTGCGGCGTGCGGAGATCGCTCTGGCTGAGGCGAAACTCGGTGTGTCTGATGCGGTGCAGTCGGTCGCCGATGCTGAGAAGCGTCTGGCGGATGAGCGGAACATGGCGGCTACCGCCGACGAGTTGGCTGACGCTGAGCGCAATCTGGAACGGGCGGAGTATGCGGTGACGGATGCGCTCGATGCGCAGCGGCGTGCGACGGATGAGCAGTCCGATGCGCAGCAGCATCTCAACGAGATCACCTACGGTGCGGTCATCGGGTCGGTGGCGCACACGGCTGCGCTGAAAGAACTGGATGATGCGAAGCAGGCGCAGGTCGAGGCATCCGATGCGCTCGCCGACGCTCTGCGCCGTGAGGCGGATGCGATGCGTGACCTGATCGCCGCACAGAAGGCTCTGCTGGAAGTGCAGGCGGCGACGAAGCCGAGGGTGCAGGCGGCTGCTCAGGCTGCGCTCGGTGTGTCGGTCGGTGCGGGCGGGGCGATCAGCGAGGCGATCGGCACCGTGTCAGCATCAGGTACGGCTGCGGCTGCGCCGGGTGGCACGCTGAATGTGCGGGTGGAGACCAGCCCGTTCGTGAACCCGCAGGATGTGGGGGCAGAGGTGGTCGATGCTCTCGCAGCGTACCTGCGCAGCAACGGCACGATCCCGATCCCTGTCGGCTCGTTTCTAGGCGTGGTCTGAGGTGGCTACCACGCTCGTCTTCGGTGAGCAGATCACGGTGCTCGCCGCTCTCGGTTTCATCGTCAGAGAGTTCACGCTCGACAGCAGCACGCTCAACGGTGACGATGTGCTCGACGGCACGCTCGAAGGTCTAGACATCTCGCCGTATGTGCAGAGCCTGAGCATCAACCGGGGCAGGTCTGACCAGTTCTCGTCATTCAGGGCGGGCACCTGCACGATCGTGCTCAACAACGCCGATCGCCGCTTCGACCCGATCAACGAAGACTCGCCGTATTGGGATGCGACGACAGACAAGAGCGGGGTGACTCCGAGGCGGCGGGTGCAGGTGTCGTCTGGCAGCACCGCACTGTTCACGGGGCGCATCACCGACATAGATGTGGCGTATGACTTCTCGAACAGCACGGTGACGATCATCGCCGCCGACGACTTCGTGCTGCTGGCGAACACGGTGACGGGTGCGGCGAGCACCCCGACCGCCGAACTGTCGGGTGCCCGTGTCGCACGGGTACTCGACCTGACCGAGGTGGATTATCCGAGCGACACGAGAAGCATCGACACGGGTGTGGCGACGGTCGGTGCGTATCAGATAGATGCCAACACGAATGTGGCGGCGTATCTCGCACGAGTCGCCGACGCTGAGCAGGGTCTCTTCTTCATACAGGCTGACGGCTACCTGCGGTTCTCGGATCGCACCAGCGGCGTATTCTCATCGCCTGTCGCCACCTTCGCTGATGACGGGTCAGGCATCGACTATCAGGGGCTGAGCACGATCTACGGGCAAGAGTTCCTGTTCAACCGTGTGCAGGCGACGACCGAGACGGGCACGGTGCAGGCTGCCGATGATGCGGCGAGCCAGACCGAGTTCGGCATCTCCACCTTGTCGCTCGACAACCTGCTGCTCGCCAGCGATGGGGCTGCGCTCACTCTCGCCGAGCATCTGCTCAGTCTCTACAAAGACCCTGTGTATCGGTTCGACGACCTGCGGCTGGTGGTCTCGGCGATGACATCGGCGAACAGGAATGCGGTGCTCGGCATCGACATGGGCAGCGTCATCCGCATCACTCGCACCTTCCCGACAGGCAGCCCGGCGACGGTCACCGACGACTACGGGGTGGAGAGGATCACGCACCAGATACTGCCCGACCGTCACATCGTCACGCTCGGTCTCTATGTCGCCGATCTCGTCTTCCCGTTCGTGCTCGACGATGCGACCTACGGTGTGCTCGACGCTCATAACGCCGTGACCTGACCTGTTAGTATCTCAGTTCTATGGCGATAACGGGCACACGACAGTGGGTGGCGGGCGAGACTGTCACGGCTGCGCTCGTGAATCAGTATCTGATGCGTGGCGTGAAGGTGTTTGCTGATGCTGCGACTCGTGACGCTGCCTACGATGGTGCTGGTGAACCGACTCTGGAAGAGGGCGAAGTGTGTTATCTCGCCGACACGAATCAGGTGCTGGCGTACTCAGGTTCGGCGTGGTCGCCCGTAGGGGATGATGCGCCTGACTCTGATCAGATCGTGCTCGCAGCAGCAGTGTTCAGTTAGGAAGGATAAACGATGGCGACATTTAGCAAGATCAAACTGAGCGGCTCGACAGATGGGCGGCTCATCAAGGTGGCGCAGACGGCGACTGCTGGCACGACGATTCACACAGGTAGCAGCACGGCGACGACAATCGACGAGGTGTGGCTCTATGCGGTGAACTCTGATACGACTGACCGCAAACTCACGATCGAGTTCGGTGGTACTTCGTCGCCTGATGATCTCATCGAGCAGACGATCACTGCCGAGTCGGGTCTGCTGCTTGTTGTCGCTGGTCTCGTGATCGTCGGGAACGCTACGCCGCTTGTGGTGCGTGCGTTTGCCGCTACTGCGAATGTGGTGATGGTCGGCGGTTATGTGAACCGCATCACCGCATAGGCGGCGACTGATGCGATACGGTGAGCGTTCTCGTTCGGGTACGAAGGTAAGCGGCTGGACTAAGCGTGATGTTGGCAAGCAAACGCTCGCCGTCGAGTTCCTGCTGGTCGGCGGCGGCGGAGGCGGCGGTTGCGGCGGAGGCGGTGGTGCTTGCGGAGGCGGCGGTGCTGGCGGGTTCGTCACAGGCTCTGGGATTATCGGCAAGACGACCTACACGGTGAAAGTCGGTGCAGCAGGAGCGGCGGCTACACAAAGCACAGCAGCAGGCGGCAACAACGGCAGCAACGGCACCGCATCATCGTTCATCTCATCTGCCAACGGCGGAGGCGGCGGCGCAGGAGCCGACGCCACCGTCGCCGTGAATGGTCAAGTCGGCGGTTCGGGCGGCGGTGGAGGCTCAAACAGCGGCGCAGGCGGTAGCGGTGTCTCAGGCGAAGGCAACAACGGAGCAGCAGCAGTCGGACAAGGTACGGGCGGAGGCGGCGGCGGCAAAGGCAGCGCAGCATCAGGCTCCACAGGCGGCAGCGGCTCGACCAACGACTTCACGGGTACCAGCATCACTTACTCGGCTGGCGGCAACGCCAGCGGAGGAGCGTCAGGTGCGGCGAACACGGGCAACGGCGGGCAAGGTAGCGGCACCGCCACAGGCTCGATTGCAGGCGCAGGCGGCTCGGGTCGCGTCGTCATCCGCTACCTCACCAGCGACGCAACTGGCTTGACGGTGACGGCATCAGGCGGCACATCGTTGCCCGTGGGCCTGTACACGGTCTGGACATTCACCTCGTCGGGAAGTTTCACGGTCACCGGCACGACATCGGTGACCGACACGGCGGGTTTTTATGGAACCGCCACAGGCGGAACGGTGATCGCCGACCCGGCGGTGATCAACGGGCAAAACTACAGGATACTGCAGTTCACGGAATCGGGCACGCTGGCCGTGACGAAGGCCGGGCTGTTCGACGTGTTGATGGTCGGCGGCGGCGGATCCGGTGGTTTCAGACCCAACGCTGGTAGTGCTGGCGGCGGTGGCGGTGGTGGCGTCGTCGAACAAACTTTCTTTGCGAGCGCAAACCAGACCGTGACTGTCGGTGCGAAAGGTATCGCGGTCACAACACAAGGTTCGGGTAATCGTGGTTCGTTCAGTCGTGTTGGTTCTCTTGCCGCCGGTGGTGGCGGCGGTGGGATAGGAACCGATGGCATTGGGTACGTGAATGGCGATAGTGCTGGTTGTGGCGGTGGCGGTGTAGGTAGCAACTCGTTCGGTCTTCGCACAGGCGGCTTGTCGCTGATTACACAAGGCAACAACGGTGGCGACGGTAGTGGAGCGTCAAGCACATCGGGTTCGGGCGGTGGCGGCGGCAGTACTTCAGTCGGCGGCAACGCTGGTCCTACGACAGGCGGAACAGGCGGCACGGGAACGGCGACGACGACCTTCACCGGTGGCACGGTAGTCACTCACATCGGTTGCGGCGGCGGCGGTGCGACAGGTTCAGGCGGCACGGGCGGAACGGCAGGCAACTCATCTGGCGGAAATGGCGGTGTCGCAGGAACTTCCGCAGGTAGCAACGCAACTACTTCCTTCTTCGGTTCAGGCGGAGGCGGCGGTGGTGCTACTACATCCGGCGCAGGTTCGGACGGCGTCGTGTTCATCAGGTTCAAAGTATGAACAAGAACTATTCCGCAAAGGTCGTGAACAGCGTCGTCACCGAGATCATCGTTGCGGATCATTCATGGGCGACAGCGAACCTTGACGGCGAGTGGCATGACTTGGGCGGCGAACCGCTCACCGTTGCCGTAGGCGATACCTATGACGCGGTGAACGATGTGTTTATATCATCCCAGGTGGATAATCCATGAGCGTCTCGAATGTCGCTTATGTCGGGGTTCGGGGCCTAAGAATGGAATACAATACGACATCCACACAACAGGAGGCATAGAGCTATGGCACACTTCGCAAGAGTCGAAAACGGCACCGTGCGAGAGGTCATCGTGATCGGCAACGGCGACTGCGGCGGCGGAGAGTTCCCGGCAAGCGAGTCGGTCGGCCAGGCGTTCATCGCCAAGATCGGCTTGTCGGGCGAGTGGCGGCAGACCTCTTACAACGCGAACTTTCGCGGCAAGTACGCCGGCATCGGCGACACGTACGACGCAGAAAACGACGTCTTCGTGTCCCCGGCAACCGGCGTGGAATAAAGACAACTATGCCGTTCACGTCCGTCTTGGGCGCCTCGTCGGTCATCAAGCCAGGCGTGTGCACCTCGTCCACTCGCCCGACTGCGCCCTATGTCGGGCAGCTGGTGTTCGAGACCGACACGAACCGTCTTGTGGTGTTCACGGCCTCTGGCTGGGTGTATCAAACTGCGACTGGAGCGCCTGGATTGGTCCTCGTCAAGTCGGAGACTTCGTTTTCTGGGTCGTCGAGCGTGACCGCCGACGGCGTGTTCACCAGCACCTACACCAACTACAGGGTTGACCTGCGCTACGAAACGTCGGGGTCGGGCAACGAAGTAAGACTCAGACTGCGAACAGGCGGCACGAGCACAAGCAGCAACTACAACGTCCAGCAAATGATATTCGATCACGCAACATCGTTCTCGTCACGTCAATCGTCACTAACAAGTTTTCCTTTGTCGGGTCAAACCAACGGGTCGTTCGTCAGCGCGGTGACGTGCACGATTTTCGGACCGCAACTCACGTCACCGACGCAGTTCATCGCCAACAATGCACCCAACCAAGGTGCTTACACGACGCCGCAGGCTGGCCAGAACAGCGGCAACCAATCGTCGTCAACGTCGTTCGACGGCATAGAGTTCTTCCCGACATCTGGGTCGCCGTCCACGATGACCGGCTCCTACACGATCTACGGATTGGCAAAGTCATGACCTACCGCATCAACGACAACGGCACCGACCGCGACATGACGGCGGCAGAAGCCGCCATCTACGAGCAGGCGGTCGCCGACGCACTAGCCCAGGCTGCGGCGGGGGCGGCTGCCCTGGAAGCAGCCGTCGCCGCAAGAGCATCCGCAAAAGCCAAGCTCGCCGCGCTGGGATTGACCGAGGCAGAGATCAACGCCCTCACGGGAGGAATGTAAGGTGCCGATAGACTTCCCCAACTCGCCGTCAAACAACCAGGTCTACGCCGTCGGCAACAGGTCGTGGGTCTACGCCACAGCAACGAATACTTGGACATTGCAGTCTTCTGCGGTGCTTGGAGCCAATACTGTCACCACCTCAGAGATAGCAGATGGTACGATAGTCAACGCAGACATCTCTGCTGCGGCGGCGATCAACACGACAAAGATAACCAACTGGGAAGATGACCAAGTCGTCATCTCCAGCCAGATCTTTGGATAAGGAGGCAGCGTGGCGACCTACAGCAAGGTTCAACTCAGCGGCGGTGCGGGTGGCAGGCTCATCAAGGTCGCCGCAACGGCGACGGCTGGTACCGCCATTCACACGACCGGTGTATCGACCAGCACACTCGACGAGGTCTGGCTGTATGCGCAAAATGACCACACGTCCGACGTGCTGCTGACGATCGAGTTTGGCGGCACCTCGTCGCCAGATGACTTGATCCGCCAGACAATCACGTCTCGCGCTGGCTTGCTGCTGGTCGTTCCAGGGCTTCTTTTGGCGGGCGACGGCTCAAGTGGCCGTGCGGTGCGCGCGTTCGCGGCGACTGCGAACGTGGTGATGGTCGGCGGCTATGTGAACCGCATCACCGCATAGGCGGCGACTGATGCGTTTCGGTGAGCGCACTCGTTCAGGTACTTTGGTAAGCGGCTGGACTAAGCGTGCTGTGTCGACTGGTCTTCCCCTAGCGGTTGAGTATCTAGTCATCGCTGGTGGCGGCGGTGGTGGCACGGGTGGCGGCGGCGGTGGTGGTGCGGGTGGTTACAGAAATGGAACAGTGGGTGAGACGACAGGCGGCGGCGGCGGCGCAGAGGCGGCGATGCCAATCACGGCTAATGTTTTGTACACCATTACCATCGGTGGTGGTGGTGCTTCTGCAACCAGCGGCTCCGATAGTTCGATTTCTGGTACTGGGCTATCAACAATAACATCCACTGGTGGCGGCAGAGGTGGAAACTTTGTTACCGCAGGAAGCACTGGTGGTTCTGGCGGCGGCGGCGGCAAAGACGGCGGTGGTAGTGGCGCAAGAACAACATCACCCGTGATTCAGGGAAATGTTGGTGGTGCGAGCCTGGGCGGTGCAACCTTTGGTTCTGGCGGCGGCGGCGGTGCTGGCGCTGTCGGTTCGGCAGGACTAGTCAACGAAGCAGGAGGTAACGGAGGCAACGGGCTTTCATCTTCGATTTCAGGGTCATCAGTTACACGCGCTGGCGGCGGCGGCGGCGGCCACAACGGCAATCAAGGTACTGGTGGTTCTGGCGGCGGCGGAAATGGTAGTGGTACTACTTCAGGCAGCCCCGGCTCAGTGAATACAGGTAGTGGTGGTGGTGGTGGGAGTTACCAGGGCGGTTCTGGTGGTTCTGGTGGTAAGGGAGTCGTCATTATCAGACAACCCATCACGGCAAAGTCTCCGACAACACTGACAGGCGCAACGACGACCGATACGGCAACGCATCGTGTCTTCACCTTCAACGACAGCGGAACTATCAGGTGGTCATAATGGCGTACTTCGCTGAACTCGACGACACGAACACGGTGCTGAGAGTGATCAGCGTCAGCAACGATGTGTGCGGTGAACCGACGCTCGCATTCCCCGATACCGAAGCCGCTGGTCGTGCGTTCATCGCCAACACGCTGAAACTTGGCGGCACTTGGAAGCAGACTTCGTACAACGCCAACTTCCGTGGCAAGTACGCAGGCATCGGGGACACTTATGATGCGGTGAACGACGTCTTCGTTGCGCCGACGCCGCCAGGCGGCGAGATAGGATAGGCTACCGATGCCGATTGATTTTCCGAACAGTCCGACGGTCAATGACGTCTACTCAGCCGGCGGGAGAAGCTGGACCTGGAACGGGACGTCTTGGGTGCTGAACGCCTATGTCGGCGTCGTCCCGGCGGGAGCGGTCGGCACGACCGAGCTGGCGAACAACGCCGTCACTTCTTTGAAGTTGGGACCCACCGGTGCGGTCAACGGCCAGGCCTTGTTGGCCAACTCTTCGACGGCTACTGGGTTGGAGTGGGGTCAGGCAGGGTCTCCTTCCGATGATGCAAGCGCGGTTTTGGGTACTCAAGTTTTCAGCTGAAGATTGGAGCAGATAGATGGCAACATTCACGAAGATGAAGTTCAGCGAATCTACCGATGGTCGCCCCATCAAGGTCGGGGCGACGAGCATCGCTTCGGGCACGCCGATTCACGCTGGTTCTCCTACGGCGACGACTTACGACGAGATCTGGCTGTATGCGATGAACTCCTCGGCTTCGTCGGTGAAGCTGACGGTGGGGTGGGGCGGCACCACCGACCCCGATGATTTGATTGAACTCACGGTTCTTGCCGAGGCTGGCTTGGTGACGGTTGCCCCCGGCATGCTCATCAAGGGCAACGCGACTCCGCTCGTGGTGAAGGCGGCGGCGGGTACGGCGAACGTGATCACGATTCACGGATTTGTCAACCGAATCACGGTGTAGCTGATGGCTACGGCTCGCCGCCAACTCGGGTACGTTTCGTCGTTGACGACGCAGTCCGTCCCCCCGGGCGGCTTGCCGGTTGAGTGCCTCGTCATCGGCGGCGGCGGCGGTGGCGGCAGGATGCACGGTGGCGGCGGTGGTGCTGGCGGCTATGTATGTTCGGTTGTCGGGGAGAACTCAGGTGGCGGCGCGGTCGCCGCAACTACCTTCTCGCTGAATAGGAACCTGACCTACGGAGTGGTGGTTGGGGGCGGCGGCTCAGGCTCAACTTCCGCCAGCACGAGAGGCGGCAGCGGCACGAACAGCGTCTTCGTCGTGGCGGCGATAGGCGGCGGTGGCGGAGGCAGTAGCTCCGGAGAGAGTCCAGGCGGGCCAGGCGGTTCGGGTGGCGGCGGCGCAGCAAACGCGACCAACACGGGCGGCGCAGGAACGAGCCACCAAGGTTTCGCAGGTGGCGCAGGTGCGCCGAGCGGCGGCAATCCCTCAGGTGGCGGTGGCGGTGGTGCCGGTGCGGTCGGCGTTCAAGGCAACTTGTCGGGATACGCAGGCGCAGGCGGCGCAGGTGTCTCATCAAGCATCACGGGTTTGGCGGTCACTCGCGGCGGCGGCGGCGGTGGCGGCGGCCACAACGCCGCAGATAGGGGCGGCGCAGGCGGCTCGGGTGGCGGCGGCGCAGGCTCAGGAGTAGCTGTCGTAGGTTCACCAGGCTCACCGAACACAGGCGGCGGCGGCGGCGGTAGCGGTCACGACGGCGGCAACAACTTAGGTGGGAACGGCGGCTCGGGCATCGTCGTTGTCCGCTACCTGACTTCTGCCGCATCAGGTCTCACCGTCACCGCAACAGGCGGCGGCACCTCCGCTCCTAGCGGTTCTTACACGGTCTGGACATTCACATCGTCGGGTACGTTGGCGGTGACGTGATGGCACGCCTCGCATCGCCGTCAAGTGAGGTGGCGGAATGACCCGCTCGTACCTCGGCTATGTTTCTTCGCAGACGACGGGCACGGTTGCGGTTGACATCCCCTACGGCGTAGCGACGGGCGGCTCATCGGCTTCACGAACCATCGGTGGTCAGACCTACACGGTGCTGACCTTCTCGTCAGACGACAACCTTGTCGTGTCTAAGGCTGGTTTGTTCGACGTGTTGCTTGTCGGTGGTGGCGGCGGCGGCGGGTCAGGTTCAGACCCGCAATCTGGCGGCGGTGGCGGCGCAGGCGCATTAGTTGGATTTGCAGCCACGACCACGATCTACCTTCAGGCTGCGACCTACGCTGTTGACGTCGGTGCAGGCGGCGCTGGATACACCAACTCAAATGGGTTTTCGACTGGCGCTGCGTCATACATCGGCAACGTCATTTCGGCTTGTGGCGGCGGCGGCGGCGCTTGTCAAGATGTTGCTTTGGCAGGCAGCGGCGGCTCGGGCGGCGGCAGACAAACTGGCATGAACGTAGGTGGATATTCAGTCGATGAAACATTCGGCAACCGCGGCGGAGTCGGCACGGGCAATCATGGCGCTGGTGGCGGCGGTGGATACGGCGGAGTCGGTGGCAACGCGGCTGGAACGACGGGCGGTTCGGGCGGCAACGGAATCGACGTGTCGACTTGGGGAACAAGCGCAAGTACCGACAACATTGCGGCAGGCGGCGGCGGCTCGGGTTCAACTGCAGGTGGCGCAGCAGGCACAGGCGGCGTAGCAGGTTCCACAGGCGATGGCAACAGCGCCACAACTGCTGGCTCTGGCGGCGGCGGCGGTCGTGGTTCGGCTGGCGGCAACGGTGCGGCTGGCAAAGTATGGGTGAGGTTCAAGGTATGAGCGACACACTGACGTACTTCGCCAAAGTTGAGAACGGTGTCGTCACCGATGTTCGTGTCGTGACGTGGGATTTCTTGTGCGCCAACCCTGACCGCTACGGCGACAGTTCGCTATGGGTAGAAACCTTTCACGACAACTCCCAACGCGGCAAATACGCAGGCATAGGCGATACTTATGATGCGGTGAACGATGTGTTCGTTGCGCCGACGCCGCCGTAAGCGCGCCTCGCGACAAAGCGCAGAGAAGAGTGGCACGCCTGAAGATCGCCGTCTACACGATCGCGCTCAACGAGAAGAAGTTCGTTGACCCGTGGTATGAGTCGGCTAAAGACGCAGACTACCTGCTGATCGCCGACACCGGCTCGACCGACGGGACGGTCGAGCGCGCGCGAGAGCTCGGGATCAACGTCGCGCAGATCACGGTCAAGCCGTGGCGGTTCGACGACGCGCGCAACGCGTCGCTCGCGCTGCTGCCGGCGGACATCGACTTCTGCGTCGCGCTCGACATGGACGAGGTCCTCGTGCCTGGCTGGCGTGAGCACCTCGAGAAGGCGCCGCCCGGCACGACCCGCCCGCGCTACAAGTACGTCTGGAGCTGGAACACAGACGGCAGCGAGGGACTCGTGTACGGCGCAGACAAGGTCCACGCTCGCAGCGGGTACCGGTGGGTGCACCCGGTGCACGAGGTCTTGGCGCCGACGGACGGAGAAGAGACCCAGAGCTGGGTCGGCATGGAGGTCCACCACTTCCCCGACCGCTCGAAGTCGCGCGGGCAGTACCTGCCGCTGCTCAAGAAGGCCGTCGACGAGAGGCCGATGGACGACCGCAACGCGTACTACTACGCGCGTGAGCTGTTCTTCTACGGCCAGGCCGAAGACGCACGGCGCGAGTTCAAGCGCCACCTCGCGCTGCCGACCGCGACGTGGCGCGCCGAGCGCGCGGCCTCGATGCGGTACCTCGCTCAGCTCGAGCACGACGAGGCCGAGGCCTGGCTGCTGCGCGCGTGCGCCGAGGCGCCGGAGTTCCGCGAGCCCTGGGTCGAGCTCGCTCGGCACTACTACGACCGGCAGTCGTGGGAAGACTGCCTGTCGGCCGCGAGGCGGGCGCTCACGATCACAGAGAAGCCGCTGCTGTACATCAACGACGCCGCCGCGTGGAGCTCGCTGCCGCACGACCTCGCCAGCATCGGCGCCTGGCACGCCGGGCAGAGAGGCGCGGCGGTCGAGCACCTGCGCGGCGCGCTGCGGGTCGAGCCGGGCAGCGAGCGCCTCCAGGCGAACCTCGCCATGATGCTGCGGGTGACGCACCCGGAGCGCGCGGTGGCCGTCGTCCCGTCGAGGTCGAACGTCGAGGGCTGCATGCTCGTCCTCGAGCGCCTCGAGAGAGACCCGCAGGTCAGCGCGGTCGTGCTCGTCGCGGACGGAGACGAGGCCTGCCGGACCTACGGAGCGCTGCTCTCCGAGCGCGGGCCGGAGCTGCGGAAGGTCCGGCTCGAGCGCGTCGAGCGCGGCGCCGGCATCCACGCGATGTGGAACATCGGCGTCGAGGCCGCCCGGCGCGAAAAATCCGCGGTTGCCCTAGTGAACGACGACGTCACCGTCGCCGACGACACCATAGGGAGCCTCGTGTCGCTGCTCGCGTACGACAGGTCGCTCGGGCTCGTCTGCCCGGCCTACGACTACCGCAAGTTCACGGACATCACGCAGGACGTGTCGACGGTGTGCAACGGCCGGTACGACGGCAGCGGGGGGCTCGCCGGGTTTTGCATGGTCTTGGCCGCAGACATCGTGCAGCGGTTCAGGTTTGACGAGTCGATGAAGTGGTGGTACGGAGACAACGACGTGCTGCTGCACGTCACGCGCAACGAGAAGCGCCGCGCGGCGATCACGAGCCTCGCTCGGTGCAGCGGCAACTCGTCGGCGACCGTAGACAACGACCCGCCCGAAGACTTCTGGAAGGTCGTCCAAGACGACAAGCTCAAGTTCTACGTGAAGTGGGGCATCTGCGATGCACGGTGACGTGCTGGCGTGGGTGTCACGCGCGATCGCAGGCTGCCGGCGCACGGGGCCTGGCGCGCACGTCTTAGAGTTCGGCAGCCTAGACATCAACGGCAGCGTCAGGCCGCTGTTCGCAGAGCTGGTGTCTGGCGGAGGTTCGTACCTCGGTATCGACGTGCAAGAAGGCCCGGGAGTCGACCTGGTGGCCGACGCAAGCGCCTACAAGAGCGACACGCGGTGGGACTTCGTCGTCTGCTGCGAGGTGTTCGAGCATACGGCGCTGTGGCCGAAGCTCGTCGCTAACGCGCACTCGCTCCTCGTGCCGGGCGGAGTCTTCATCGCGACGATGGCCGGCGAGGGCCGGCCGCCGCACTCTGCGATCGACGAAAACCCGATCCGCGCCTGGGAATACTACAAGAACGTGACCGGGCCGATGCTAGACGAGAAGCTCGCGTCGGCGGGATTCACGAGCCGCGAGGTCGACGTCTACCGCACCGACACGCGGTGCTGGGCGGTCAAGTAGCTTTTTTCTCGCGAAGCGCCTTCTTGAGCTTCTTGCGTTCTTTCGCTTCTCTTGCCGCGTGGTAGGCGTTGACGGCGTTCGCGCTCGTGCGACTTCTCCAGTGGAAGCCGCACTCTCCGCACGTCACGATCTTCGCGGTCGACCACCTGCCGCCGCCGGCAAGCTCCTGCTCGCTGACGCTGAGGCACACCGGCCGCGCGCTGCAGTACGGGCACTGCGGCGACCGCCGCCTGCGGATCTCCTCTCCCGTGTGAGACACCGAGAGCGCCCTGCGGATGTCGTCTTCCGTGCGACCGCCCCAGACTCCCCAGAGCTGCTTCGTGTCGAGCGCCCACTTGAGGCACTCGTTCCTGACCTCGCAACCGAAGCAAAAGTTGCAGGCCCGGCGCTGCTCTAAGAGCTCAGGCGAGAAGAACAGCGGCTTCATCGACCGAGCCTCGTCGGTCTTCTGCGTGCAGCGCGCACGAGAGTGCCACGACACGTCGTCGAGCTCGAAGACGCTCACGGCCTAGAGCTCTACAAGCGTGACCGGGACGAGGTTTTCGACCTTGTCTCCGAGCGATGTCTCTCCTTTGTCGTTGCAGATCGCGTACTCGCCGTTGCCGTGTTCGTGAAGCTCGCCGGCGTACGACTGCGTGCATACCGCGGCTTCGACCGCCTTGAACCCCTCTCCCAGCGTGCTGACTAGCCCTTCCCGCTGGACGGTCGACGCCAGAGCCCTGCGGACTACCTCGTTCTCGATGTCGACGTGCTCGACGGTGAAGAACACGACCGAGTCGTGAGTCTCTCTCTCGTACAGCTCTCCGGTCCACTCGGACCAAAGAGATTCACCCCTGCGCGTGTCCTTCACGGCCCAATACTACCTCGCCCGCCAGCCTCGCGCGGCGTCTTGCTTTGTACTCGCGAGCGCGTATCCGCCTGCGCACCGACGCGTCGCCGGTCTGGTACCCGGCGTTGAACCGCTCTTCGTCGGTCTCTCCTCCCCAGATGCCCATCTCGAGGTTCTTTCTTGCGTGCGCACGGCAGAGCTCGACCGACTTGCACCGAGCACAGATCGACTTTGCGACCTTCTCGCGCTTGGCCCTCGCTCCTGGTCGCTCGTAGAACGCGCCGTAGAAGTACTGTGTCTTTCCCTTGCACGCCGCGTCTTTCATCCACTCAAGGCCTCTCATCGACCCTCCTGCTGCCTCGCGCCGGGGGAAACCGCATGTTTGCCTTTTTGCATCACGAGAAGCGATCTAGAAGCACGCTACGCGGCAAGAACGTAGCCGTCTTGGTGCGGCCACACGTACTCGTAGGTGGCTGGAGCAGAGCCGCCGTCCTCGGCCCAGCGAAACTGCCTGTACCAGTCGTAGTGCTTGCAGAGCAGCGCCGTGCGGTGAGTCGAGCACAGGCGCTCGTAGTACTCGGCGTCGAGCATCCAGCTCGGCAGCGTGTACTCGGGAGAGATGCGGCCGAGGTCGACGGCGCGGTCGTATGTCGCGAACATCTTCTCGAGCAACGTCGACCTGTACCCGCGGCCGCGCCACTCGTAGTAGGTGGCCGTGAGGTACGCGAGCAGCACCGTCTCGTGGCCGCGCCACATGCGGACGACAGGGTGGTTGGCCCAGCCCTTGGTCGTCTTGTCGGTGCCGTCAGGGTTGAGGCCGGTCATCGTGAGCAGGCACTGCCAGCCCTCGAGCGTCTGCTTGTGCAGGCGCTTGTTGTCGAGGTGCCGAGCGGTAGTCGTGAATGAGGCGGTGTCGGTGAGGAATGTTTGCATGTCGCTCCGTGCCGGTGTGTCGTTACGAACCTATTGTACCAGGTCTTGCTTGGCCCCGAGGGGATGACCTGCTCTTATTTGCCGGCCATCTTCTGCTTGACATAGTGGCGGCTGAAGCCCTTGTCGGTGCGGTGCATCCACTCGTGGTCGCCGATCTTCTCCCCCGCCGGGCCGCTCTGCTCGCCGCTCAGGCACGCGTTGACGTGCTTGCCGATCCACTCGCCTGCCTGCACGGCGACGGCCTTTCCCCAGGTCGCCTTCATCATCGAGTAGTCTTGCGTCTCCTCGATGTTCCACCCGTCTGGCAGCCCCTGGATGCGCGCCGCCTCACGGTGCGTGATCAACCGCGGCTGCGTCGGGTGCACGACGTGCTGCAGCGCGGCTCCTGTCAAGACGCGGCACGGAGCCTCTCCGTCCCAGCGCCCGGCCTGCGAGTAGCCGAGGAGGAACTTGCGCCGCCTGATGTTCTTCTCTGAGCCGAGCCACGACTGCGGGAACTTGTTGTCATTGAGCCGGACGGCCTCTTTGAGCACGTCTTGCTGGATGTCGTTCGGCTTCCACCCTCCGTTGCCGACGATCGCGAAGATGTCTTCGATCTTAGCCTTTGAGCCGTCACTGACGCCGATGTGGCCGTCGACCGTCGAGTTGCTCGACCGCAGCGCCTTGACGAACGAAGACGGCTTGCCTTTGATCTTCTGCGGTGACCACTGCAGCGGCAGGTTCTCGAGGTCGCCGATGACGTCCATGACGGTCGGAAACTTCGCCGGCTCGTTGACCTCGGCTCCGAACTTCATCCCGCGCCGGACAGCGACCCAGAAGTACCGCGGCCTGTACGAGAAGCCGCCAAGCTGCAGGTTGTTGTGCATCACGTGGTGCAGGTCGTATTTCTTGCCCGAGACGCCCTCGACCATGTCGCGGTACTTGAGCATGACCTCACGCCCGTCTGAGTACGCCTGCTGGACGCACTCGAACACGACGACAGAGGGCTTGATCGCGCCGGCGTAGCGCATGAAAGCTCGCGTGTGCTCGTGCGCCGGCGAGTCTGGGCCGCGCTGGTGCACAGACGACCACGTCGACCAGCCCGAGCACGGGGGGCAGCCGACGACTGCGTCTGCCTTGCGCCTCGGCCACTCTTCGACGTCGTCCGCGAAGCTTCCTTCCCACGAGGCGCCAAATCGCGCGCGGTTCGCCTCGACGACCGGCGCGCCGAAGTCCAGTGTCCCCGTCCTCGCGACCATCTCCATGCCTGACTTCACGAACCCGTAGCTCATGAACCCAGCGAGGCCGTTGCAGTCAATGAACGTGTGCTTTGCCACGCTAGCTACTGTATCACGCGGGCCTCGTCGAGGCCTTACCTACCTCGTAGCCGCACGCGGCGTACCCGGCGATGTCGACCCAGGTGTCGCTTTGGAAGCCAGAGCGAGCGGCGTACCTAGCCACCTTCACGGCGACCATCGCCATCGCGACGTCTTCGCTCGTGACCTCGATCTCGAACAGTACTGACCACAGCTTTGCGATGCGGTCAAAGTTCTCTTCTGGCCCGCCGTACTGCTTGTCACGCTCTCCGGCGATGATCCTGCCGGCCTCGTCGAGGCACTCGTGCCGGTCGAGCTTCTTCGCCACGTCTACCTCTCCGCGATCCGCAGTCGGACGGTCACGGTCGCCTTGTACTCTTTTTCTGAGTGTTCTTCGACACGAAGCTCCGTGTCGTGCGGCAGGCTTGCGCTCGCGTCTTTCGAGAACTCGCGCCACTGCCTCGCGGCTTGCTCTCTGAGCTCGTGAAGGTCTTTGCCGTAGACCACTATCGTGACGCTTCCAATCACTACTTGATCCTCTTTTCGAGCTTGTACGGCGAGTGGTGGGTCCCGTCTAGGAACGGGACCTTGTCGTCCGTCGAGCGAAAGATCACGTCGCCGTAGCGCACCGCGACGACCTTGCCGACGCGCCCGTTGTGCACGGTCCCGAGCCTGTCGGTGTACGCGTCGTGCTTGACGCGGACTATGTCTCCGACCGAGATGAACCCGGGGCGCGCCTCGACCCACACCGCGTCAGACTCGGCGGGGAGCAGCGAGTTTGTCAGCGCGAGCTTGCTGAACAAGTCAAGCACGTCTTTTGAGTCACGGTCACTGTGCTTCGTCTCTTCCCACGCAGCAAGCAGGGCCATGACTGACGCGCCGACGGCTTTTTTCGTCTTGATGCTCGCTAACTGAGCGCTCGCCCAGTCGCGGTCAACATGCTTCATCTCTGCTCCTGTGAGGACACCGCGGCTCGCGGCAGTTGTCTGTGTCGTAGTCGTCGAGCGCACGGGCGCACACGATGCACTTCATCCCGGCATCGAGCACGCGGTAGCCTCTCTGCTGGCGGTCTGCGTTTTTCTGCATCTTCGCCAGGTACTCTTCGTTCAACTCGGCGTCGGTCCCGCCGACGGCGCAGATGATGTTTGCGACGAAGTGGAGGACATCGACGCACTCTTTCAGGACCTCTTTGCGGTCGACATACGGATCATCGCGCTGCCAGGGCTTCCACGAGATCGCCCTGCGGACCTCGGCGAGCTCGTCGTCGATCGCGAGCATGTTCCAGCGCAGGTACTCGATGACGGCTCGAAGCGAGTCTGAGCCGTCGTCGTGGAAGGTAGAGTAGTCGACGCCGTAGCAGCTTTGCTGAAGCTGAGCCGTGGCCTCGAGCCACTTGCCGAAAAGCTTGTCAGTCATCTTGAGTCGATCACCTGTCGCAGTGTTGTCAGTACTTCTTCCCGCGTCTGGATCTTATCTAAGTATTGGCGCGACTGGCGCGCCGAAAGCTCGTAAGCGTCGAGCTCGCTCAGCTGCTCGACCCTCGCCGCGAGCACAGACCACGCGTCTCCGGCCTCGCGGCTGTACCGCCACTCTGTCACTATCGGAGTGCCGGCGCGCATCGACTTGACGAACAGCGGAGACCACCAAGGGCGCTTGTCGTCGTGTATGGCCAGTATGACTCCGTGCAGAGACCCGATCCTTTCTTCGAGCTCGAGGTCGGTGGCGTACTTCTTGTCCTTGATCTCGCCGTGCGGAAGCTCGAGCGTCCTTGACAGCGACAAGGCCCACTTCGTCGACGGCACGTCTATCCCCCACGCGCGCGCTCTCTTTCCTCGCGGCGCGTCTGCTCCTGGTCGCCGCGCGTGCAGCGAGTCGAAAGACAGCCCGACGAGCGACGCTCGCATCGTCTCGCGCACTCCGATGATCTCTGCCGGGTTCGAGTACCACGGCAGTGTCGGCCAGACCGTCTTTGGCCAAGGCTTGTGCAGCAGGTGCAGCGCGCCGTCGAGGACTCGTGCGCTTATGGCGCCGTCTTGCGCAGCGAGCGTGTAGCCGATCCTGCGCGAGTAGAACGGCTTGAAGAGCTGCTTTGGCTTTCGCTCGATCGACCTCAGGCCGGCGAAGATCTTTCCTGGCTCTGGAGCGTCGACGAACAGCGCGAGTCGCGAGTCGTCTTTGAGCAGAGAGACTAGGTTGAGCGTGCCGTATGTGCCGTTGGCCGACACGCTGGTCGGCGTCAGCACGCCGGCGAAGACTTTGCCGTACCCGGCGAGGTCGCCGTGCGTCCACGCTGGGTCGGGCTCGACCTGCACGACCTCGTGCCCGAGCTCTTGAGTCGCCTCCGCGAGCATGCCGGAGTACGTCAATGTCCGCTGAGCCACGGCGCTCGAGTAGTGTTGCGCACTGGCGCCGGTGATCAAGACTTTCATCTAGCCGTTGCTTCTGTCGCTGCCTCGAACGCCGACGGGACTCCGACGTCCATCGCGTCCACGTCGAACAAGCTCGTCGGGTACCGCAGTATCTCCGTGAGGTACGGGCCGATCTTGAGCTCGGCGCCCTGCGAGCCGCGGCCGTCCCACTCGCGCGACAGCACGGCGATCGCGCGCTTCGTGTCCATGATCACCGGCCCGCACCACACTCGAGCCAGCGGCGCGTCGGCCCGGGGGTCGACGAAGTCTTCGTCACGCAGTTCAGTCCCTTCGGCGAACTCGTACTCGTGCTCTCGCGCGATTCGATCAGACCAGGCCGACCGTATCCTCGTGAACCGCCCGGCCTGGCTCTTCGGGACCGTCCGCGCTCCGACGGCGTTCGCTTTCGCGATCTCTGTGCTGACGGCCATGCGGACCACTTTTTCGCGGTCCATGATGTTGTCGCTCATCAAGAGCATCACCGCCTTCGAGTTTTCAAGTGGTTTCAGGCCGACAAGAGCCGCGTGGCCGGGCCCGCAGGGGTCTTCTTGCACGACGACTTCGATCCACGACGAGTACGGCTCAAGCACCTTGTGCACCTGCGTGACGTTGTGCGGCGACGCGACCACGACCGTCTGCTCGGCGCCGGCCGCCGCGGCGTACTCGGCCGCGTACGCGAGCAGCGTGATCCCGTTGACCTCGAGCAGCGGCTTGAAGAACGGCATAGAGTAGCCGAGCATGCGCTGGCCGCGCCCCGCGGCGAGGATCACCGCGTCCACGGCCACTCCTGGCGCGCCCACACGAACTTCCAGCCGGCCTCTCTCGCTGGCGCCTGCCCGTCGATCCTGTCGTCGATGTACACTCCCTCCGCCGCGACTCCCCTGAGGATCGCGGTGCGCTCGGCCGTCGACACGCTGCTTGCGAGAAGCGCGCTCGGCGTGAGCCTCAGCGCCTCGAGCACCGCCTCTGCCGCGTCTTTCGCGGCGCCTGTCACGTATGCGACGTCTCCGGGAAACATCGCCTCGAGCGACAGCAAGATGTCTGCGTACGGCAGCTTGTTCTCGAGCGCTGCGCCGGCTCTGATCACGTCGACGTACACGAGCGTCTTCTCGCTGTGCGCCTTCCTCGCGCTCTCGAGCGAGCCAGTCACAGACGGAAGCCACATCTGCCACGGGTGGCCCCAGGCCTCGTCTGGCATGTCGACACCGACACTCTTGTACGCCTTGCGCACGAGGTGCCTCGAGTTCACGAGGACGCCGTCGATGTCAGAGCACCACTTCATCGTAGAAACCTCCTGTCTTGAGCGTGTTGACGAGCACTTCCGCGACTCGATCTAGCGCGCTTGGAGCCTGGCGCACGACATACGGGAGCGCACGCACGACGTGGACGACCGCCCAGGCCTGGCCGCCAGAGAACAACGAGTCGTCGTCGACCGCAGCGCGCACGTCGGCGATCGAGTATGCCTTGCCTCCCGTGCCGTACTTCGCGGCCTCCCACCCGTTCGCGCTCTGCAGCATCTTGCCGACGTCGACGCACGGAGCGTCAGGGACCGTGATCGTCGCTGGGATCGGGTCGATCAGCACCGAGCCGTAGCCGCGCCTGCGCATCACGTTCTCGGCCGTCGCGTCTCCGTGAGTGAGAGCCGCCGCCCCGGCGAGCGCGGCACGGGCCGCTGACTCGGCGGCGAACAGCACGGCCGCGACAAGCTCGGAGCTGAAAGACAGCCAGCACCTGCCGATGTTGTCGGACATCTTGCCGCGCAAAAGCTCGTACGTCTCGTCTCTCGCGGGGACATCGGCAGGCCTGCTCCAGACGTGCCTGCGCAGCAGGCCGACTACCTCTTCGGCCTTGACCTCGGCGTAGTCGACGTGCGCGAGCCGCTCCATGACGTAGCCGTCGCTCGTCAGCTCGAGCACCATCGGGAGCGCAGGAGACGCGTGCTCTTGGATCCAGCGGCCCTGCCCGATCGTCTTCTCGACGATCCCGCCTCGCTTGATGACCGTCACCGCGTCGTTGTCAACGACCTCCGCACCGGACAGGCCGCTGTTGGCGATCACGAGAATGCGCTCTCGATCATGACTTCAGCCGTCTTTCGCGGGTCGTTGCGCGTGCGCAAGACCTCGCGGTTGTGGCGCGCGATCTCGACCCGCTGGTTGTCTGGGATCTCGAGGCACGTCGAGAACGCGTCGGCGATCCTCTTGATCAACGCGAGGCCCTCGTCTTGCACGAGGCGCGACTGCGTCGGAGACTTCGTGAACCAGTCGAGCACCATCATGCGGAACGCTGGGTCTGACAGGTGGCCTGGGACGATGCACAGAGCGCCTGCGTCGGCGGCCTCGAGCGACGAGTACTCGACCAGGCCCCGCGCGAACGCGTGCGCGGTGAGGTTCATGTGCACGCGGAAGCGCGCCGCGATCGCCGCCGAGTCGGTGTAGTTGCCGAGGTAGCGGATGAGCGCTCTGCCGGCCACACGCGCGTCCCACGGGTACGGCGTGACGATGTTCCCGTCCATGCTTCCGTTGTACTTCTCCGGGTTGACATTCTTCGCGTACCTCACGGCTTGCGCCTTGAAGTGTTCTTTCAAAAGCTCGTACACGATGTACGTCGGCGACGGCCCGAGGCCGACCGAGCACGATCCCCAGATCTCCACCGTGACGTCTTCTGGCAAGAACGCGCCGGCGAGCGCGACGAGCGGCTGTCCCTTGTTGTAGATGAACCTGCCTGACGTGCCGACGACGCGGCTGTCTGTGATCGGCGCGTCGACCTCGAACTTCGGGATGTAAGGCATCGGGCCTTTGATCCACTCCATCTTCGCGAACATGTCGTTGCTGTGCCTCGCGGACTCGTCGCTCATCGTCACGAGCTTGCTTCCTCGCGACGGCGACTCGAGCAGCTTGCCGACGAACGGGATGTCTTTCTCCGGGTAAAACGAGCCGTGGAGCGCCGTGGTCCAGCGTGTCCGAGTGCGGAGCAGAGCGTCTACGTACTCTGGCAACGCGCCTTCGCCTTTCTTGATCGCCTGCTTGTCGTGCAGCGGCACCTTGATCTCTGGCAAGACGACCATGTCGTACTTGTCGAACGTCTCGACGAGGTGCGCGGTCTTCACGACGACGTCTGGCGCCTCGCTCCACCACCGCCCGCCCGGGCGAGGCTGGCCCCACGACGTTCGAGCCTTGCCACTCTTCGTGAACGACACGACATCGCAGCTATGCCCAAGCTGCTGGAACCCGTACCGAAGCCGGAATCCCCACGCGGTGGGTCCCTTGACTCCTGGCTCTGGCTCGAATACCGCGACTTTCATCTTTCTCTCCTCTGCTTAGCCGCTGACACTCATACTTTGACACGAAGCGGCGCGCTTCGAGGTGTCCGAAGCGCGCCTCTTCGTGCCGAGCTTTGGCTCGGCTCGGCTCAGAACGGCGCCTTGGGGGGCGTGTTCGGGTCTGCTGCCGGTGCCGGTGCCGGTGCCGGTGCCGGTGCCGGTGCCGGTGCCGGTGCCGGTGCCGGTGCCGGTGCCGGTGCCGGTGCCGGTGCCGGTGCTGGTGCCGGTGCCGGTGCCGGTGCCGGTGCCGGTGCCGGTGCCGGTGCCGGTGCCGGTGCCGGTGCCGGTGCCGGTGCCGGTGATGCTGCCGCCATCGACGAGACCGAGTAGTAGCTCTTGATCTCGTTCTTCGTCTGGCCCTGCCAGGTTCGCGTGCCGACGGCCGCGCGGAAGGTGCGACCCTTGAGTGCGGCCTCGATCTGCGCGTTGGTCGGGTTTGATGTGAAGTACTCGCGGGGGAGCCCCAGCGCGGCCATCTTCTTGAAGAACATGCCGAGCGCGTTGGGGTTGTCCGTCGAGACGACCAGGTTGTCCCAGACGAGCCGCTTTGCGTGCGCACCGGTCTGGACCTGCGCCTTGATGGCGAACATGGTCTTTCCCGTCTGCGTCACCTTGGCCGTTGCTTCGACGACTTGGAAGTCGTAGTCGCCGGCTGGCAGCGGGTCGTACCCGCCAGTCTCGGCTGCGTCCTTGATCAGGTCGCCCCAGTTGAGTGTTGACATTGCTATTTACTCGCTTTCTCTGTGTTGGTTGTCTTGCTTTGCTTTTGTTCTGGCCGTGGGCCGAACACTATCTCGAGCATGCGTTCGATCCCAAGATCTTGCTGCTCGACGATCTTACCTAGCCGTCCTTGGACGCGCTCGCCTGCCTCGTACTTGTTCGTCCGTTCGACGTACATGCGGCGCGCCTTGTAGTTCGGCTGGGTGGGGTCTGGGTGCGGGAACTCTTCGACGGTGATCGCGCCGAGGACGTCGTAGAAGTACGGCGCTTGGATCGCGAGCTGGCCTTGGAGGTACGGCCGAGCGCGCCCGTCTTGCCCGGTGCGAGACATGGCGGTGAGCACGACTGCCTCGAGCGGCGCGGTCGGGTGCATCGTGAGGTCGCGCAGGTCACGCAAGAGCGCTCCCATGTGCCTCAAAAGCTCGCCCCACTGCTGCATCTGCATCTGGTTTGTCCCGGCGATGTTGTCCACGCACTTGACTTGCAGCTCAGAGACCGAGTCGATGATCAGTGACTTGAACTGGTGGCGTCCGAGCTGGAGCCACTGGTACGCCTTCATCATGGTGTCGTACTTCGTCACGTTGACGACGCAGGTGTCCCACGTCCCGTCGGCTACCGGCGGCTCTTCCCGCAGCGGGTCCCAATACTTGACCGTGATCGGGAGGAAGCGGTGGCCGCCCTCAACGTCGAGCATCAGCCGCGGGTACGGCGCTGTGACCGCGAACGTCGACTTGCCGACCTTTGATTCTCCGTACACCATAAGTGTCAGAGAGCGTTGTACTTGTGTCATGCGTTACTCGTTTCCTTTGTTGTCTGGTTTGTAATAACTGTACGGGTCGTCGACCACGTACATTTCGCTGATTGCCTGTTCGGCGGCGCTTCCGTCGTCGAGTAGCGGGCATACGGCGAAAAACTGGCACTTCCACTTGCAGTCGCGGCTCGGCCGCGGGTACGCAAGCATCGTGTGATCGCCGCCGTCTTCGAGCCCCTTGCGGACTCGGAGGAGGTCGGTTATCGTGCCGTGGATCCTGTTCCAGAACGAGCGCAGGCTAAAGATGTTGTGCCTGACTTCGATCTGCTCGTAGAAAGGAGGGCGCGCGTTCGCGGTGCGCTTGACCTTGCGCAGCATCGTGAAGATGCCTCCGTCGCACCGCTCAATCTCGTCTTTCTTTTGCGCCTCGAGCAGCATGTAGGTCAGCACTTGCTCGTTCATGTGAGCCATGCTCGTGAAGTCGGCGAATGAGCCGCCGACGGTCTTGAAGTCTCTGAACATGCGCACTCCGTCTACCTTGCGCCGCACGCGCATGTCGAGCTTGCCTTGCAGCTCGACTTGCCCCTCGAGAAGCGGCGCGCTGACTACTTCCTCGCTCGAGATGAACTCAAGCTCGGCGTCGATGCCGTTCTCTTCGACCCACTGGAGGTATCCTTCGAGCATGATCCGACCAAGTTCGGCCTCAGACTGCAGGTCGGTCGTGTCACGGAAGCTTTCGACCAGAAGCTCTTTGTCACGTTCGACCAGCTCTGCGTGCGCGTCGAGCAGCGGGACGCCGCTCGCGTAGTACTGTTCGAAGGCCGCGTGGATGCGCGTGCCGAGCGCGAGCGGGCCAGTCATGACTTTTTCCCGGGGCTGCAGCCGGCGGAAGTACGCCAGCCACCAGCGGCGGCGACAGTCTTTGAATGTCTGGAGCTCGCTGTTCGAGACCTTGAGCACGTCCGTCATAGTCTGCCTTCCTTGTCGTCTTTGAGCAGGTTGAGTAGTTGGTCTTTGTCGCGCACGATCTGCTCGAAGTTGTCGGCCTTCGTGTCGAGTACCTGGATCACGCGCTCTTCGACCGTGCCTTCGGTCACGTAGTCCGTGATGATGACGCTGTCGTGCACTTCCGAGCCGATCCGGTGCACGCGGTCGAGCGCCTGCTTGTGGTCGACCAACGACCACGGGCGCTGAAGCATGATCAGCCTGCGAGCAGCCGTCAGCGTCACGCCGACACCACCGGCCTGAGCGGTGAACAGTATCCACTTGGTCCTGCCTGCCTGGAAGTCGTCGATGGCCTCTTGCCGCTCGTCTTCGCTCTGCGCGCCAGTGATGCGGCCGTGCTCGATGCCGGCCTTCGTCATCGCCGCGCTGAGCAAGTCGATGAGCTGCCGCGACACGGCGCAGACAGCGACCGAGTCGCTGCCAAAGTCGCCGTTCTTCATGTCGTCCATGACAGCGTCGACCTTGCACGACGGCTCGGCGAGCGTGGCGCGCATCTCGCCGGTGCTGGTGTCTGCGGCAATGTCCGCGTACGAGCTCGCCAACTGGAGCAGCCGCGTGACCTGCGTGAGCGGGCTTGTCGCCATCAACGCCGCGCCGCTCTCGAGCTCGGCGATCATGAGGTCGCGCATCTGCGCGTAGGCTTTCGCCTGCTTCGACGACATCTCGACGTCGCGGCGCTCGTTGATGATCGGCGGCAGCCAGTGCAGCACCTTCGCCTTGAGCATGCGGCGCATCCGCGGGTTGATCCCGGCGTGGAACTCTTGCTCCATCTGCGGCTTCACGCCTAAGACCATCATGCCGCCGAACGCGTTGAGCATCGTGTTGATCATGCGGTCGATCCAGCGCGTCTTGCTCGGCCACTCCTCCGGCGACAGCCAGTGCAGGATCGGCCACAGGTCGACTACGTCGTTCGCGATCGGCGTGCCCGTCAGCGCAAACCGCACGTCTGCGTCGCCAGTCGCGGCCCACAGCGCGCGCGTCTGCTTCGACTTGGGGTCTTTGGACCGGTGTATCTCGTCCGCGACCACGGCCTTGAAGTCGATCCCGTTGAGCTCGCGCGGCGTGACCTCGCACTGCTTCTCTGTCACGCTCTCGTCGTGGCCTCCCATCGCGACACAGCGCTTGAGCGCGATCGACCCGTACGGCGCGAGGCGCGAGTGAGTGCGCAGAGACTCCCAGTTGATGACGTACACGTCGGCGCCAGATTCGAACGACTTGCGGCGTTGCGTCGCCGTGCCGGAGATGACCTCGACGTTCACGCCTGGCCACCAGCGCGCGAACTCGCGCTTCCAGTTCTTCTTCACGGTGTTCGGGCAGACGACGAGCGCCGGAAACACCTCCTCGCCGGAGCCCTTGAGGGCCTTGAGCGCGCGAATCGCCTGAGCGGTCTTGCCGAGGCCAGGCTCGTCCGCGAGCAGAGCCCGTCGGGCGACGCGCAGAAACTCGACGCCGGCACGCTGGTGCGGAAACAGGTCGTCGTCGCCCTCGATCCCCTCGACGTCGCGAAGCGCGTTTGACGGGTCTACTCGCGACGCGCGCTCGCTGCTCGCCCAGGCGGTGAGCGCGTCGCCGACCACGAGCTCGTCGCGAAACGTCGACCGCAGCGCGAGGCACGCCGACCAGCTCAGCGGCACCTTCCAGACCTTCTCGGCCGTCGACCACGCCGCTCCGGGGATGCTCTTGCACAGCTCTTTGTAGCGCCAGTCCGCCTCGATGCGGATGTGCCTGGTGCTGCTGGAGTCGATGTCCACTCGTGCTGTCAACTTAGTCTCTCGATCGTTTTGTCGGTTACTGTACCATGTACTAAGCGGATTTGGATGATCTCCAACAACATTTTTTCTTAGTACACACAGCGCCTACTTGAGCAGCACTCTCGGCACCCAGCCTGTCTTCGCGAGTCGCAGCAGGCCGTGGCGCATCGCGTCGAGCGCGTGTCCGCCGCCGCCGGTGTGCCAGAAGCCGAGCCGCTTGAGCGCGTCGTTCGTGAAGAGCTTTTTAGCGTCTGACGGCGACTGGAAGTGGATGCTCTCTGGGTCGAACCCGCCGGCGTGCACGACGTACTTCATGATCCCGATCTGCTCGAGGCTGAACGGAGCCTGCGAGTTCTTGATCGTCTGCGCGTTGATGATGAAGCGCTCGCACACGAGCTCGACGACTGAGCCGGCCGCCCTCGCCGCGCGAAGCTCGTCGCTGAGCGCCGCCGCGAACGGGTACGCCGCGAGTTCTTTCGAGGACACGAGCACCGGCGCCTCTCCAGAGTACGCGATGACAGCGAGGCCCGTCGTCTTGCCCGGGTCGACGGCGATGACTGTTTTCATCTGCCTCACCGCTTGTACTTGTCTCCCCACGTCTCGAGTGGGCCGTCTATCCCGGCGGTCAGCGGCACGTTCCAGCCGTCGGTGGTCGTCATGCACTCTTTGACGGTGCGCATGATCTCTTGGACGTCGCCGCGCGGCGCGTTGAGCACGATCTCGTCGTGCACGGGGACGATGAGCAGCTCGGTGAGGTCGGCTTGGTCGAGCTTGACGAGGTTGGCCTTGAACACCTCTGCCGCGCCTCCCTGGATCAAGTAGTTGACCAGCGTGTACACGCGGTCTTCGTCGCACGGCAGGCGGCGGCCAGTCCACGTGTAGACGTAGCCTTGCCCCTCTTCGCGGACACGGCGCATCCCCGCGTCTTCGATCTTGCGCTGGAACTCGACCATTCCTGGGTACCGGCCGTCGAACGCGTCTGACACGACACGCATCTGCGGCTCGGCGACTCCGGCCGTCAGCGCCTGCTTCGCGACACCGGCGCCGTACAGCCGCCCGTAGACCGTGCCCTTGATGAGCGCGCGGCGCTTGTCTGACTTCTGCATCGTCGGGTCTTTGTAGATCTCACGGCCGATCTCGGTGAACGGATCTGAGCCGGTCGCGTCCGCGCGGCTGAACAGCGCGACGAGGTTGGGGTCGTTCGACATGCTGGCGAACATGCGGAACTCGACCTGGTCGAGGTCCGACGTGACAATCACGTGGTCGTCGTCTTTGGGCAAGAACGCGCGGCGCACGACGTCGTCGCCTTTCGGCAGCGTCTGAAGCGCGGGATTCTGGATCGACATGCGGCTCGTGCGCGCACCGAGCGTCTTGACCGACGGGTGGACGAAGCCGTCGACGTTGTCGTTGATGAAGTTCGAGAAGTACGTGTTCGCGAGCTTGTCGGCCTTGCGTTGCTTGAGGACCGTGTCGGCGAGGTTCGACACCTCTTCAGCCCCGTTGATCTTGAGCAGCTGAAGCTGGTCTTTCGTGCACGACTTCTGCCCCGTCGGCGTGAACTCGGTGATCTCGGCGCCGAGGTCCTCGAACAACCGGACGAGCTGCTGGTTGCTGGTGATCGACACGCCGGCGTACCTAGCTTTCGCCCACTCTTTGACCGACGACGTGTACGCGGTCAGCTCGTCAAACTTCTTCTTCGAGTACTCTAGGTCGACGCGCGCTCCGTTGATCTCCATGCGTGTCACGATCTTGCGCGCCGCCATCTCGAGCTCGTACGCGCGGCTGTATTGCTTGCCTGGGCCGCATTTTTCGTAGAACATCTCCCAGAGGCGCATCGTCAAGACCGTGTCGAGCGCGCCGTAGGACCAATACGGCGAGAAGCCGACCGGGACGGTGCCCCAAGTCCAGCCGTTCTTAGCCAGCTCGACGTCGAGCGTGTCTTGCAGCGCGACCGCGCGCCCGTCGACGTGCAGCGCCGCGAGGCGCTTGAGAGCGCCTGACCCGAGGGGGTCGATGATGTGCGCCATGATCATCGTGTCGTGCGCACGCCCCCACGGCAGGCTCCACCGCGACTGCACGTCGAACCAGCGAGCCTCGAACGCGATGTTGTGGCACACGACCGGCCCGTCGAACTTGTCCATCGCCTCGTAGAACACGCCTGACCACTCCTGCCACGGGATCGCCCAGCCTCGCTGGGCGTCACCGACCTGCACGAGGCGCAACCGGCCGTGCCACGGCGACAGCGCGTGCTCTCTTGGAGCGCCTGGCAGCTCTCCGGTCTCTGTGTCGACCGCGATCGCGCCGTGCGGCCGGCGCTCGCTCAGCCACGCGATGAACTGCGACGCCTTCTCGGCCGAGTCGACGAGCGAAAGCTCTACGCCCGACAGGTCAGCCATCGGAATCTCTCTCAGGCACGGCGCTGACTCGCATCCCGCACTTCTCGAGGTACGCGACCACCTCGTGCGGGTTGCGGTGCGTGTCTGACCCGCGGACGACCATGACGACGCGCGCTACTCCGGAGTTCGAGACCAGCTTCGCGCACTGCATGCACACCGCGCTCGTGACGTACAGCGTCCCGCCTTCGACCTGCGACCTGTCGACGTACAGCAGCGCGTTGGCCTCCGCGTGGATCGCCGGGCACGCGTCGTACACGTTGTCGAGCGGGGCCTCTCCCCTCGCTCGCGGGCACCACAGCCCGCACTCGCCGCCTTCAGGCCACGTCGCGGCCGGCCCGTTGTACCCAGTCGCGCAGATGCGCTGGTTGCGAGAGACGACGGCGGCTCCGACCCGCGCCCGTGAGCAGCGAGACCGCCGCGCCACGGCGCGAGCCACCGCGAGCCACGTGTCGTCCCACGAGGGGCGGTCAGCTCGCATTTGCCGCGTTTTTTGCGATCGCGCTGCGCATGGCCGACGCGTACCACTTGTCTTCGGCCGGAAGCGCGTCGAACACGGCGGCGTCGTGCGCGGCGTCGAGGCACCGGACGGCCCGCGCTCGGACCGCGCTCCATGACGAGCCGACGAGGACCGGGACTGGCTTAGCGGGCTCTTTCGTGTAGGCCAGATTTTCCGCGGCGGCGAAGTCCGCCTCGTAGACATGCAACGAACCGACGTGGTGGCCGTAGGTCCCCGGCTCGACTCCGAGGATAGACGCGACCGCGATCTGCACGCGTGTGAACTGGAAGAAGTCATACGCGGCTCCGAGCCAGACGTCGTTCGAGCGCATGTACACGCTCATGTTGAGCCTGTTCTTGCGGACGCGGAACTGGTGCAGGATCGTGCACGGGTAGTCGCGCTTCTTCTCGAGCATGTCTCGCTCTGGGTCCCAGATCGTGACTACCGCCTGCCGCGACTCCGGGTCTTTCTTGAGGCGGTCGATCATGACCGAGTATTGGCCGTCTGTGCGTGTCCCGTACGACCCGTGGAACTGCCCGTCGTCTTCGGTGTAGTTCGCGAACTGAGGCCCGATGGCGATGACGGTCTCTGGGCGCGACACGCCGCCGAGCAGCTGGCACGCCTCGACTGCGCCGATGCCTGCGACGACGTTGCGGCCGACGCCGACAGGCAGCGTGTTGTACACGTCGTCGATGTAGATGACGGCGTCTTCTATCTCGCGGGTCTGCATGCCGCGTGGCGCCGCCTTCTCACCATGCACGAGGACGTGCCTCACGAGGTCGACGTAGCCGTTGACTCCGTCTTGGATCGAGACTACCTTAGTATCCACTTGTCATTCTCCTCTTCTCCCCCCCACGAAAGCCTCTCGATCGCGCGACCGTACTCCTGCCCGTCGTGGTGGTGAAACCTGCGGACATACTGCGGGTGCGGGACCACGCTGACGTGGCTTCGTGGTATCTCGTCGCAGAGGCCTGCTATGCTTTTTTCGGCCATGCGCCCGAGAGCGACGACTGGCGGCCTGCCGAGGACGACCCAAAGCGTGCCGAGCATCGAGCTGCACAGCTCAGTTCCGTTGACGATCCCGACGGACTTCCAAAACGGGTCTGGCAGGTTAGACAACAGGTAGTCGCCAGAGTTGCCTTTGGCGGGGTAGAAGGGCAAGATCGGCCCGCTGGGGTCGTTTCGCTTGTCACCGACTAGCAGCACGCGAGGCCGCGGTGAGCCGATGTACATCGGGAACTGAGCGACCGCTCTCGCGAGGTAGTCACGCTCGCGCGCAATCGCGAGCATGCGCTCTGCCAGCGCAGGCAGCGCGCTCATGTCGTCTGGGTCAGGCGTCAGCACCTCGACGCGAGCCGCTTTCGCGATCCCGCTCATGTACAGCGCGTGTATCCGCGCGAGCTCGCCGACCTCGACGAAGCCGTCGCCGCGCGCTTCGACGCGGCGCGCTAGAACGCCTGGAGGCTGCATCAAGGCGAACTGCACGGCGCCGCGCGACAGCAGCATCAGCTCGACAAGCCGCCAGCCGCCGACCCCGAGCAGGCCGTACTCGTCTGAGCACGTGTGCGGGCGCTTGAGCGGCGCGTACGTCACCTCGCCCCAGTGCCACCTGTCTGCGATGACGACGTAGCCGTCCGTCCAGTTGACATTTTCGACCGACGCGGCCCACTGGTTCAGCACCCACGAGCGAGACTCTTCCTCTGGCTTGCCCATGTGGTAGTGCACGACCTCGCGCTCTGGGTACTTGACCGACGCCTCGTCCAAGAGCGCGTCGACAAGTGAGCTTTTGCCTGAGCCGTCTGGGCCTTCTACAATGATGAACATGCGCTGTCTTTCGTCTCTAGCTGTGGCTTGAATATCGTACTACGGAATAAGCTCGACTTTGTAGACCATCTCGATCCCCTTGTCGACCTGCGCCGCCTCCTCGAGCAGCCGCTGCGCGACGTGCGTCAGGTACTTTGCGCCGCTCGCGTCGTACTTGTAGAGCGCGTCGAGGACGGCGCTCGGCTCCTCACTGACCTGCGCCCAGTAGCGGTTTTTCTCCGGAAAGATCACCGGCGCGTTGAGCGACGAGCGGCACTCTGGGCAAGAGACCAGCCGTGACGGAGACTCAAGAGACGAGACACTAACCTCGCTGAGGCCGTACCGCTGGACGAGGTGGCAGGCGGCCGTGTGGTAGATCACCGACACGCCGACGCGAGACAAGACGTAAGAGCCGCTCTCAGTGCGGTAGAGCTCGAACTCGATCCAGCGGTTTGCGCCCGGGCGGCTCGACGAGGAGCGACCGAGCAGCTTGCCGCTGAACTGCAACGTTCGTGAGCCGTCTTTCACCTGGATCATGCTGGTCTTTTCTCTATGCGTACAGAACTTACTGCTCTACAGTATCACTTTTCAGCCCGCTTGAGTCGCTCGGCCAGTTCTTTGTTCTTTTCTTGCTCGCGCAAGAGCAGAGCCTCGAGCTCGGTGTTCACGCTCATCATCCGATGAAGCTGGCTTCTCGTGATCGAGAGCACCTTGTTGAGGAAGTCTGGGTCGGTCTCAAGCGTGTTTTCGTTGTTGTCCATGCGGTTCTAACATACCACGCGGCCGTCGCTCGGTCGGCGACTTGAGGACTAGCCTTCTTCGAGCGCTTTCAGCCGCGTGTTGAGGTCGCGAACCGCCGAGATCAGGACCGGGACCATCGACGTGTAGTCGACGGCCTGGTACTGCGCCCTGCGCCAGACGCCTTCCTCCGTGAACGTGTAGTCACTGTCGGCTCCAAAGGTGACCATCTCTTCTTCCGTGAACCCGCCTGGGTGCTCGTCGTACCGATAGCACAGGCCTTCTTCGGTCGCCTCTCCGCGTATGGCGTACGGGAACGCCGAAGCGACCTCGTCGGCGATGACTCCGACGCCGTATCGGCCGCGCACGGACTCCGGCGCGGTGTCGTTGTACCGAAAGGTGTACGCCCGAGTGCCGTACAAGTTGTCGAGCATCTCTCTTCCGACCTCGACTACGTCTTCTTTGAGGCGCCTGTCCGACGGGTTCGTCCACGGCACGAAGCCCCGGATCCCCACGTTGTTGTCGACGCACATCACGAGTTGGCCGCCAGAGAAGCCGCCAACCGGTCCGTTGAGGTAGTTCCAGGAGATGCCCCAGCGCTGGCCTAGGTACACCGGCAAGTTCGGCGTCTCGTACCGCACTCCCCGAGTAATGAAGGTCGTGGGGCCTACCTGAACCCTGAATATGTCACTCGCGAACTCGATTGCGTTCGGAGCGCTAGCGAGCATGTACCCTGCGCCGACAGAGAGCAGCTGCAGCGGGCTCGCGCCGAGTGAGATGATGTCGTTTCCGATGTAGACCTGCGGGTATGCGGAGGCGCTCGAGTCGGCCGACGCCCCGTGGTGCATGACCAGCCCGTACCCGACGCCCTCGACTGTCAGCGGCGTGATGTGCGCGACGCTCGTCGAGTTCACCTGGAACGACAACGCGTTCGTCGAAGAGCTCAAGATGACTCGGTTCCCCTCCGACGCGGTCTGCACCGTGCGGCCTGTCAACGTGCCTGACGTGATGTTGTCAGCGTTGATCGTCCCGGCGTAGACGACAGATGCGCTCAGCGTGCCTGCTGTGATGTTCCCCGCTGCGACCGTCCCGGCGTAGACGACAGCCGCGCCGAGCGTGCCCGCCGTGATCTTCGAGGCGTCGATCACGCCGGCGGCGATGCTCGACGCGATGATGCGCGAAGAGGCGATCGTGCCCGCGGTGATGTTGCCGGCGTCGATGTTCGAGACGGTGATGACACTCGCGTCGATCGTCCCGGCCGTGATCTTGTTCGCGCTGAGGCTCTGGATCGCGTTGTTCCCGAGGTTGTTCGCGACCCACGACGAGCCGTTCCAGCGGTAGATCCTGTTGTCGTCGTCTGTGTCAAACCAGAGGTCGCCGATGGCCGACGCGGTCGGAGCCGACGGCTGCCGGAACACCCTGTTCTTCCCGTCCGCCGTCGTCTGCGCGGCCGTCGCGGCAGCCTGAGCTACAGAGATCGTGAAATCGCGCACCGACACCCACGACGAGCCGTCCCAGCGCTTGAGGTTGTTGGAGTCTGACGTGTCGATCCAGAAGTCGCCGGAATCCGGGTTCGCAGGCGCCGTGGGAGACACGCTGCTGTCGATGCCGCCAAGCTCGTCTTGCGCGGCCTCGTCGATGATCTCGATCGTGACGGCTCCCGGGGCGAGGATCTCCGTCGTCACCGAGTCCGGTGCGAGGATCTCCGTCGTCACCGAGTCAGGCGCGAGGATCTCTGTCGTCACCGAGTCCGGCGCGAGGATCTCTGTCGTCACCGAGTCCGGCGCGAGGATCGCCGTCGTCACCGAGTCAGGAGCGAGGATCTCCGTTGTCACCGAGTCAGGCGCGAGGATCTGTGTCGTCACCGAGTCCGGTGCGAGGATCTCCGTCGTCACCGAGTCAGGCGCGAGGATCTGTGTCGTCACCGAGTCCGGAGCCAGCTCGACCGTCGTGATCGCGTTGACGTCGATGATCGCGGTGGTCACAGTCCTCTCCCCGATGCGGCGCGGCGCGGGCCTGCGTGACATGCGCTTGGTGCGCCTGTCGATCCTGCTGACGTAGTTGCTCAGCCTGCGCAGCGCGCGGCGACGGCTGCTAGCCACGCTGGTCTACCTCCCACTCGGTCACGAGCTCGAGCGTCACTGACTCGGGGAATGACGGCGTGTTCGGCACGCTGACCTTGAACGAGTCGATCTTGCGCACGAGCACCGTGTCGCGCACCTCCATGTCGCTCGACAGGCGCATGCGGATGAACTCGTCGTCGGCGATGATCGAGCACCAGTCGCCCGGCGCGTACGTCCCGACGACCGGGTCGAGCGAGCCGTTGACCGTGATCGAGATGTCGCCGACAGGCGGGCGAAACTCGTTGAGGTACCGCAGCGCGTGGTCGTACAGTTGCTGCTCGTCGGCGGTGTCGTTCTTCTCTTCCTCTTGGTCGAGCAGCGGCCAGCCGTACTCGAGCAGGTCTGTCGCCGACGCCGCAGCGTACGGTTGGCTGATGTCGTCGCCGAGGTCGGAAATGTTGCCGACGACGAAGAACCGAGTCGCGGCGTTCTCTGCCGACTCCTTGACCGAGATGTCTGTGATGTTGCCTGGGAACTCGAACACGAGCTTGTCTGCGCCGAACCGGCTCGGCGGAGACACCTGCCCAGGCGCAGGCGGGTTCGGGAAGTCGATCGGGATGAACACGAAGGTCCGCGTGAACGAGTTCGTCGCCGCGTCGTAGTCGCAGTCGACCCTGTACTCGAAGCCGTCGACCGTGTCTGAGTACTCGTCGAGCTCCTCGCCGACGGACCGCAGCTCGTAGCCACGGTATGTCTTGTTCTCGAGGTTCTTCGCCGAGAAGCCCTCGGTCGAGTAGTCGATGAGGATGTCTGAGTTGTACGGGAACGAGCCGTACGTCGGGATGATCGCTTCGCGGTTTATGGCCACGGTCCCGTTCGCGGCCGTCGTCGGTATCGCGGTGGCGTTGAACGCGGAGTATGTGAACGTGTCCGCAGTCGGAGTGGAGGCGACCTCGGCGCGCTCGGCGTTGAAGACTTCCGTCACCGCCGACGTGTCGTCGACTCCCGTGATCTCGACGACGTTCCCGACAGAAAGCCCGTGGGCGGTGCTCGTCGTCAGGGTCGCGACGTCGTCCGCGTACGCCTTGAACGTGACGGTCTTTGTCGTGTCTGAGAAAGCGATCGGGCCCTCGTTCGCGCCGGTGTTCTCTACCCGGAACGTCGTGGCTGACGGCGTCGCCGTGATCTGGTACGTTCCGTCGTAGCTCGCCGTCGTGTTTACGATCTCGACCGTCTGCCCGAGCACGGCTCCGTGCGGTTCTTCTACGGTGAACGTCGCGATGTTCGACGCCCTTGTGACGCTCGTGATGCGGTACCCCTCCTGAATGCCTGGCTCGATCTCATCGTTCGGGAAGTCGATGTTGACGAAGTCGACCATCGTCGTGTCGAGCAGCTGGCGCATGTAGTCGTAGGCGTCGGTGCGGACATAGACCGTCGCTAAGCTGTACGTGCCGTTGGGGATCGACGGCGCTGAGACAGAGAACGTCGTGGCCGTCGGCGCCGGGTTGGCGAGGACCGTGTAGTAGCCGTTGTACTGGAAGTCTCCGACCTCGTAGAAGATGATCCGCACGCTCGAGCCGGCCGGGGCCTCGTACTCGCCGTTCTCGAGAGTCACGGCGGCCACTCCAGACGAGACGACGACCGTCGCGCTGAAGTCGTGCGTGTACGTCTTCCAGATGTTGCGGTGGTAGAAGTAGCTCGTAAACTCGTTGCCGCCGACGCTCAGCTCGCGAGACTTCGCCGTGTACGACCTGTCCCAGATGATCCCGCCCCAGACACAGACGTCGTTGCGCACGACATAGAGCGCCGTCCGGCCAGGCATCGTGCTTTCGTAGAGGTTGAACGCTGCCGAGCCGTCGATGACGGGGATCTTCCCGCTGAACGACCCCGCGCCCTTGATCGAGCGCTCGTACGAGACGTCGGTGAACGGGATCTCCGCGATGAGTGCGTTGGTCAGCACGTCTGCGGTGAAATACGTGTACGTCGCCGTCCTGTCTGTCACGACCGCCATGTCACTAGCCGATCCAGCCAGGCCGATAGTACACCACCAAAGACGCTGAAGAGTTCGCGTTTCCGTCGTCTGCGAACGAGATCTCGTTGCTTCCAGGCGACAAGACGAGCCAGTCCGTCAGCGTGTCTAGCATCGACCGCGTCGCCTCCGTCGAGCCGTTGAACGCGACCTCGAGCGCGTAGGTGTCGATCTCGAGGACATCGACAGGTATCGATGCAGAGCCGCTCGCTCCCGTCGCCGCGACGGTCGCGCCTGGCTTCTCGTACGTAAACGTGCTCGCAGTCGGCGTGTCGGCGATGACGAACGTGCCGTCGAATGTCGCGTCAGAGATCGCGACTGTGACCGTGTCGTTCGGCAAAAACCCGTGAGCGGCCGACGTCGTGAGCGTCACCAACCCGGCGGCAGTGCGCGCCTTGTTAGTCACGGTGCGACTCGTCGCGGCGCGCAGCGACCCGATGATGGTCAGCTCTTGGTCGCTTCCGGAGTTGTAGATCGACGCCGGCCCGGTCAACGGCCCGGTGACCTCGAGTATGACATGCACGTCCGTGTTCCCGTCGACGTCTACGGTCTCGGTGCCGTCTTCGCCGGTCGCGGCGTTCGCGCAAGAGATGTCTAGAGTGTAGTACCCGTCGGCGCGCTCCCAGTTCCAGCCGTACTTGATCGGGTCTGGTGCGCGCAGGCCGACGCTGAACTCGGTCCGCCCCCGCGGGTTGACCGTCTCGATGTCTGGCCGGCCGCTCAGGCGCACCTTCGCGGCCTTCGTCGGCACCTCGTTGACGTACAGCCACGCGTTGCGATAGACGAGGCTCGTCGCTTCGATGAGCGCGTCTCGAGCCGCCGGGACATACGACGGGTCAGGCGGTATGAACACGCCCTCTAGCTTGAGGTCTCGAGCGGCCCAGCGCCCGCGGACGTCGTACGAGCCGTCTCCCCAGCCGCGGTCGATGTCTTTCATCTCCGGCTCCGGGTGCCCCCACCACCCGCCGATGTCGGTGATGACCCACACGACGCCGTTCTCGTCGATCGTGTTGAAGACCATGCCGCCGAGCTGCACGTCAGCCTTGAGCTTCATCCCCGTGAAGACCGGAGGCGGCAGAGGCGTGAGCGCCTTGTTCGCGACCGTCGTCTCGTAGCCTTGCGAGAAGTCGTCCGTGTAGAGGTTGACCTGCGACGCTTGCTCGAGCAGCACGCCGTCGACTAGGAACTTTTTCGCTGCGGTCCCGGCCGCCGGCTGGATGATCGAGACGCGCGCCGCCGCGGTGCTCGCCGGCGCGGTCGCGACCTTGCCGATCCGAGACCAGTACAAGCCCGGCTCGAGCTCGACGGGCTCGCTCAACGACGAAGAGACGAGGCTTCCGCCCGTCAGCGCGGTGTACCAGTCGACCTTGACCCTGATGGTCGAGGCTTCTTCGGAGGCGGCGACCTTGACGTACGCCGACACGGCGTACGAGAGGCCTGCCACCGCCGCGACTCGCGACGAGAGGGCCGCGCCCGAGTTCGCAGCGGCCGCCTTTGTGACCTCGAGAGACGCAGAGCCGATGGCGTAGTCCGCCGTGACCCGCGCGACCGTCGCGCCGCCTGTCCCGGCCCACCCAGTCGCGCTCGCCTTGAACGACGGGTTAGGGACCAGGTTCGTGCGCGGCGTGTTTTCTGGAGATGTCATACGGCTCCTGCTCGAAGCTGGAACGCAAGTTGACGAGAGATCATGGCCGCGAGCTCGCGCTCGTCCATGCCGGGCGACGGATAGACGTTGAACACCTGCCCGCCTCTGCCGCCCGCGAGCTGGTCGATGATCGCGCGGTCGCGCCTCGAGAGGCCTTGCGCGTCGAGCGGCTCGATGCGCTCTGGGCGGCCGGCCTCTGCGACTCGGACAAGCGTGCCTCCCTCTGACGGAAACACGGTGCCTCCAAGTGCGAGCTCCGGAAGCTTAGGCGCGCCGACCGTCTGTCCGCCGATGATAGGCACCCAGCGCGGCACAGACCAGGTAAGCTTGCCTACGGTGTTGTTCCATTGGCGAGCGATGAGGTTGAATCCAAGCCTGAATGGAGCAAATATGATGTTGACTATTCCGCTGAAGATGTTCTTCAGCCCGTTGACGAGGTTTCTAAACGCGCTCTCAAACAGCTCTTTGGCGCGGTCTGTGTCGCCGCGTAGCGCCGCAAAGAAGCCCTTGATGACGTCCCAGACGGCCTTGAAGATGGTGGTGATTCCGCCGACGACCCTGATGAAGCCGACGATTGCGGTTCCGACTGAGCCGATCGCGTTGGTGAGGACGAACTTGAGCAGCGGCACGAGCGTGACCGCGAGCACGTCTCCGATGACCCTGAAGATGTCTCCAAGGCTTTCGATCGACGGAAAGAACTTGTTGATCTCGTCCACGATCTTCTGAACCGCTTCGCCGAGCGCGTCTCTGACCGCCGTGACGAGTCCCATGACGGCGTCTCGGAACTTTTCGCTGTTTTGCCACGCAAGAACGAAGATCGCGACGAGCGCCGCGATCGCTGCGATGACGATGAGGATAGGTCCGGCACCCGACGCGCCGAGCGTGTAGAGCGCGTTGCGCATTCCGGTCAAGCCACCGCCTGTCATCGTGTACGCCACGCCGGCATTGCGAAATGCTCCGGTCAATTTGTTCATTTGTCCTGACACGCCTGGGATGATCATGAGCAGGTCGCCAAACTTTTGCGCATAGCCCATGAGGATTGTCAGCGTCGTCATTCCCAGGTTTTTCATCAAAGTAAGCGCCTTGACAAACCCGAGAAACGCCGTCACCGACATCGTGACCTTCATGACCATGTCGTTGCTGAAGATCGCGGTCATGATGTCAAGGCCAAAGTTGAGCACGGAGAAGAAGTTCTGGATCGAATCAGACTCGGCGAACAGCGCCATGAACTCGACGAACTTGTCTACGAACTCTCCGAGTGCCGGTGCGCCTTCTAGCAGCCGACCCAAGGCCTCCGTGATCGTCGTGACCGCGCTGTTGAGCTTGTCGGCGAACGCGCCGACGCCTTCGTCGTCGGCGAGCCTCAAGAACGCCATCACGAGCCCGTTGAAAAGCCGGCCGATCGCCTCGACGTTCGGGACGACGCGCTTGAAGTACTCCTCGAGCGTGCCGTCCGCCTCGATCCGCCCGGTGAACTCGGCGAACTTCGCCGTCGCGTTCTCGAAAGACGTCAAGAGCATCTCGCCGGCGCTGCCGGGGCCCGTGGCCGCGCGGCCGATGTTCATCAAGGCGGTCCCGATGTTGTTGAAGATGTCTCCAAGTTGCCCGGCTACCTCGCCGGCATAGTTGAATGTCTCGGTCAGCTCGCCGGTCTTCTCTTTGAGCGTCATCGACTCTGCCCAGCCGCCGGTAAGTGTCACGAGCCAGTCGGCGAACTTCCTCGTGAGAGGCCCGGCTGCGTCGAGCAGCTTGAGGACGGCGACAGCGAGGTTTCCGGTGACAATTCCCATCTGATCGATGAAGTAGATGCTCGTCTCGCCGACATCCCCGAAGCTCTTGATGACGTCTGGGGCCGCCATGATCTCGGCGAACTTCTTGGCCGCGTTGCCGACGGCCTCGCCGACACGCGGGAGCAGCGTCTCGAGCGTCGGAAAGTACGAGTCGACAAGGAGTGACAGCGCCTCGCCGATCCGCGGCAGCAACTCGCGCTGCACTTCTTCTCTGACCGCCTTGAACTGCTTTTTGATCTTGATCAGCAGGTCGACGAACGCTTGGGCCTCTGGGATGAGCTTGCCGAACGCGTCGTCTGCCGCTCCTCCTCCTCTTCCGCCCTTGTTCGCGTCTTCGCGTGCGCGAGCGAGCTCGCGCTCGGCGTCTACCTGAGCCCGCAGGCCGTCTCTCTCGGTTCGCGCCAGGTCTTGCCGCGCGTCGTCGAGCCTGCGCGTCGCATCGAGGACTTCTTTCGAGCCTTCGACTCTTTTCTTGCTCGCCTCGTCTTGCTCCTTGGCGAGGTCCGCGTTGCGGTCTTTCGCGCGCCTCAGGTTGAGTTCGGTCTCGGCGAACGCAAGCTCGGCTTCCCGGCGGGCACGGCTGTTTGGCGGCAGGTCCTGGACACGTTGCAGTCGCTCGCGCGCTTTCTCGAGCTCGAGCGAGGCTCTCGTCTCGCTGAGCGCCGCGTCTTCGGCGTCAAAGTCGAGCTGCTGCAGGCTTTCCGCCGCTTCTTTCCTCGCCTCTGTGAGCGCTTCTTCTGCGTCGGCGAGGTCACGCTTCGCTCGGACAAGAGACTCGCGGTTTGACTCGATGACGCGAGCGAGCGAGCGCTCTGCGTCTTCGATCCTGCGCAGCGCTGCCTCGTTGTCTTTGCCGGCGCCTTTTGCCTCTTTTGAGCGCGCCTTGAGGGCCTCTCCGATCCCAGAAAAGCCCATCTTGACGGCGACCATCGCGAAGGCCAATGCGGCCATAGCTCCGCCTAGCGCCATCAACGAAGGTATCGCAGCGGACACCTGCGAGACGAGGATGACTAGCCCAGACGCGAGTGCGCCGACTCCTCCGACCAGCGCGGCGATACCGGGGCCTAAGAAGTAGCCGACCGTGACGAGCCTCCTGAACGCGTCCGCCGCGGCGCGCCCGTTCGCTCGTATGTCTGCGAACGCTCCGGCGAGGCCCTTTGCGTTCCTTGTCAACCCGCCGCTGAACCCGCGGTTGAACGTCTGGGCGGCCTGCTGCCCGGCCTGCTGCAGGTTCGCACGGCGAAGAGCGTTCTGTACGTCGCGCTGGAAGCCCGTGGTGACGGCGCGTACGATGACGTATGCGTCACCGACTACCGGCATGTCGACCTCCTCGTGCTCTTAGTTCAGCGGGGCGTCAAGTGTCGTTCCGAACGGTCGCGCTGAGTTTTCGTCAATCTTAGTCGGTGGCACGTACGGCTTCACCGAGCCCTGCCGCTCTGCGTCGAACGGGCGGATGTCGCTGGCGTCTTCGTGGCCGAGCGGCGGGTCGATCGACGCCGGGACCGAGCCGATCCCGGTCGAGAACCTGTACGTGTACTCTTTCTCGTACATCTGGCGGTACAACAGCGACCTCGACTTCGAGATCGCCTCGGCCTGCTCGGCGCTCGCGAACCGCATGTCGTCCTCAAACATGTAGTGCAGCACGTCGAGCATGTCGCTCGCGTCGAGCTCGGCGAGGTTGACTCCGCTCATGATCGCCTTCCCGTTGACGTACGGCCAGAGTTCTACGCCCCAGTGGGCGAGGCCTCTGGCCGCTGCGTAGGGCGGTTGGTGTACTCCGCGACGAGCCAGGCCGCGACCTCCGCGAGCGTGTCGACAGAGATGATCTTGTCCGGGTCCGCGCAAAGCTCCTCGAACTTCTTGTAGTCTGCGGGCAGGAGGACCGTCTCGAAGAACTTGTTCACCGCGTCGGCGCTCTTGACCGGGTCGTCTGCGTTCGCGACGAGCGCGAGCAGCAGCTTCCCCTGCACGGCCTTGCGGCAGTTGAACGTCTCGCCGTGAAGCTTGAACGTGACTGGTTCGGCGCCGGACAGGTCCGGGCCGCTACCAAAGTCTTTGAACCTTGACATTGCCGTCTCCTTGTGTAGGTGTGTCGCTGAGGCTGGACATCGCCTCGTGCCGGTCGGCACTGCGTCCAGTCCATACTGTAACAAACGGAGCGGCGCCTGACCGGCGCTTCAGCGCTATGTGACGAAGATCGGAAGGTTGTCGCTCAAGAACTTGTTCGGGCGCGTCCCGGGGTGCCTGACGCTGTTAGCGAAGACGACGGTACCTCCCCGCGTGAACCGCAAGACGCGGCGCCTGTACTGGTTTTTTCGCTTTCCTCTGATGATGTGCGGAAGCGTGCCCTCGTGGTGCCAGTAGGCGTAGTTGATCTTCGAGCCGATCTTCCAGGTCTGCCCGCCCTTGCGGCTTCTTTTCTCGATGATGTTGATCGACGACTGGAGGTCTCTCGTCCGCACGCCGACCTGCCGCTTCGCCGCGATGATGAAATACATCGACTTGTCCCACAGGTACTCGCCGACCTTCCCGGTCGGCTCGTTGAGGAAGATGTGCAGCTGCGGCTGACGCCAGACGATGCGCCCGTGGCTGACGCGCGCCGTGACCATCAGGGTATCGCCATCGTCACTTGCATCGAGACGAGGCGGAACCCGCCCTCTGGGTCGCCCGTCTCGACGGTCGCGATGACGCCTGGCCCGAAGATGCCCTCGCCTTCCCACATGTCGAGAGAGTTGAGCGACTGCAGCAAGATCCACGCGTCGACGGCGGAGATCTCTGACCCCTCTGAGATTTTTTCGGGTGACGGCGGCTTCACTCCCTGTGTCATCACGACGGGTAGCGCGCGAGCGACTGACACGATCAGAGACGCGCTGCGCACGGTGTTGCACCGGTTCGGCGAGTTGTCTTGCGCTCCAGGCGGGCCGAGGTACGCCTGCACGAAGTGCACGACGAGCTGCTCGCAGTCGATCGCCGGGATGCCCATCGTCCAGTAGCGGCGCTCCGGGATCGGCACGTTGTACGAGGTGTAGATGCCCTCGACACGGTCCAAGACGCCCTCGAGCAGGTTCTTGAGGTGGAGCGCGTCGGCGCTGACGTTAGAGATGTCGACGATGTGCATGCTGCTACGCTATTCCGGCGAGTCTTCTTGCCCGGCGTCCTGCTCTTCTCGGTCTCGATCTCGATCGCGCTTGCGCACCGGGCGCGCCGCCGCCGTCGAGCGGGCTGGCTGCCCGTTGGGGAGGTAGTCGTGCTTGTTCTTCCTCGTCTTGAGCTGCATGGCTACGCGGGCGTCCCCGGCTCAAGCGTGATCGCGTTGACGAGCGAGGTGGCGAGCTGCACCTTGAGGTTCCCGGAGCAGATGTACACCGTCTCTGTCTCGCCGGAGAACAGCGGGTGCGGCCGCGTCGCGTAGATGTCGTACGTGCCTGGGTCGACCTTGCCGAGGACCGGGAGAGCGTTCGCGTAGCTGACGGTGACCTTGATCTTCGTGTCGCTCTCCAAGAACTGGATCGCCGCGAGGTCGAGGTCGACCGAGCGCGACTCGGCGTAGTTCCTCACGGTCACGGACGGCAGCCAGCCCGGCTCGTTGACCAAGAACTCTGCGTTGATCGTGTCGAGCGCGACCGTCATCGACCCCGTCGTGTGCTGGACGATCGCGATGTCGAGCGCGCTCTTGCCGAGCTTCGGCGCCTTCGGCGTGTACGCGCGGGCGCGCGGCAAGTCCGGCGTGAACACGCGCGCCTTCGCGCGGGCGCCGTCTGGGTTGACCGACTTGAGGAACAGGTCGACGGTGTAGACGCCTGTCCGCAGCTCTTGGATGAACTCTTGGCTGTCGAGGACCGTGTACGAGACTCCCTGGCGCGACACAGACGTGACACGCGCTGGGAGCTCGCAGTCGTCTCCGGACCACAGCTTGACGAACTGGATCGCCATGTACCGAGCGGCCTCGCGACCGAGCGCCGGCGCCTGTGCGCCGTACGTGTACGTGACCTCGACGTCGCACGGTGCCCACGCGAAGCCCGGCGCGGGCTGGACCGTCGAGTGGTCGACGAGGTAGTACTTGTCCGACGTGATCAGCTCGCCGGCGCGGTTGCGGACCTCGTGGATCTCGATGACGGGCCGCCCGCGCAGGCGAAGTCGCGACTGAGGCGTGAGGCCGTCGCTCGTGACGTCTGCGTAGTTGTCGAAGTCTTGGTACGGGACGTTGTAGACGTCGCCGTCGACGAGCTCGGCGGTGAAGTTGTGAGACGAGGCGCCGTAGCGATAGCTCCGCGACGCGCAGACGTAGCGCTCTGTGACCGTGTTGACGCCGGAGTATCTGCGGCCAGACATCGACCAAAGAAGCTGCGACGCCGACTTGCACGCCTGGTACGAGAACTGGCTGTTCGCGTACTCGCCAAGCTCGCTCGGCGTGATCCAGAGGTTTGACATCTACTTCTCCGTCTTGCAAACGGTGAACGGGTGGTGCGCTAGCGATTCTACGCTGTTGCGCGCCGCCCGCCTGCGAGCGGTCAGGACGTCGGGTCCTCCGTGGAGGCGATGATGAAGTCGATCGCGTTGTCCTCGTTGTAGTCCACGTTGCCGGGGACGTTGTACGCGGTCGTCGAGCCCTGCGACGTGAAGTCGGTGACCAAGCGGCCGTTGGCGTAGACCTCGGCGGTGCCGGAGTCCGCGGCCGAGGCGATCGTCCCCGACGCCGGCGTCGTGTAGGTGAACGTGCTGGTCGTCGGCGTGCCCGTGATCGTGAACGTCCCGTTGAGCGCCGTCGCGGTCAGGCCTTCGACGACTACCGTGTCGCCGACCTCGAACTCGTGCGTCCCGCTGACCGTGAGCGTCGCGGTCGTGCCCGCGCGCGCGACGTTCGTGACCGCCTCGACGAGGTCGCCGTGCCACGAGTAGAAGCCCTTGCGGCCGGTCGGTGCCCACGAGGAGCGAGCGTACGAGTACGCGCGCTCTGTCGCGACGGCGAACTCCCAGCGGTCATCGAGGCCGTTGCCGAAGCCGACGTTGCCGAGGCCGTAGCCCTCGAACGTCGTCGCGAGCATGCCGTTCTCGATCACGCGGTCGCCGGACTGGCGAAGCTTGCAGTACGGGAACACCCAGTGGAAGTACGGGCGTGTCGCGGCGCGCCGGCCGTCGCTCACGGCGAACGACCAGCACTCGATCGCGACGCCGAAGCCGGACGGGTCGTCGCCGACCGCCGGAGCCGACCAGCCGATGCTCTGGCGGTCTGGCGCGGCGAACGTGCCGAGGTTCTTGCGGAGGAGCAAGCCGCCCGAGATGAGCTGCGTCAGCTCCGGGTCTGGCTCGCAGATCGCGAGCTCCATCGTGATGCGCTTGAAGGTGTTCGGCGCCTTGTACGACACGCAGATCGTGCCGTCGGCCGACTTCTCGGTGATTTCGTCGCCTTCTTCGTACTCAGGCGTGAACGACATGCGCATGAACGCCGATGTCGTGTAGCTGTCGCCGTCGTTGTTGAGCAGGTTGCCCGACGCGTCTAGCCGCGTGACGCGGATCGAGACGCCTTGGATGCTTGCCGCGTAGTCTTGTGTTGCCATTGTGAGGATGCTCCTTGGTGGCTAGTTCGTTGCTATTTTACGCTGCCAGGTTGACCCTGACCGCTAGGTGCACGCTCGTGCTGAAGTACACCGCCGCGGGCCTGATCGCCTTGATCTTCATGTCGTTCTGGTTTCCGCTGACGTTGTACGCCTGCGAGAAGTTGTCGTTGACGACGTCTACCTCGCCTACGTACGTCTTCACCGAGCCAGTCGCGTATATCCACTTGTTCGTGTCCGTGGCCGCGGCGTTCGCGTCGCCGTCTGGGCCGACTCCGGTGTACCCTGAGCCGACCACGACCGGAGTGCCCGAGATCGTCTGGATGTAGTCGTCGCCTCGAAAGATCACGAAGTCACTCGAGAGCAGCGACGCGACGTCGCGCGTGATGTGGATCACTCCACGCTCTCCGACCGGCGAGGTGTCTGCGATCTTGTGGTCAAGAAGCGCGAGCGCTCTCACCGCGGACAGAGCCGCACCGGCGTTGAGGACGGTCGCGGACGAGCTGGACAGCGCTCGGTTGTCGTGGGTCTCGCCCTTGCGGACGGGGCCGACCCAGAGCTCGCGCTCGACCGCTTTTTCTGTCACCGCCTCGACCTGGCGCTTCAGTCGAGCGAACCGGTCGACGGCGAGGAAGCCGAGCGTCGACAGCGTGTCTTCGACCTCGATGAAGAACGGCTTGATCTCCGCGTACCGAGTCGGAGTCGCGTTCGTCGTGAGAGTGCTGCTCGTGGTGTCGGTGTCGTCGAACAACTTCGCCGAGTACAGCGTCGAGTCCCACTCCTGCGAGAACCCGCGGATCCACCTGTCTTCGTCTACTGAACTTTCCGGCTTTGCGACACAGAAGATGCCGTACTTCGGAAGCGATATCTCTGGCGCTTCTACGACTCCGTTTGCTGGAAAAGCCATCTGGTTCCTCTATGTGCGTGCGGTTGCTTTTGCCAGGGCGCGACCTCCCCGCGGCGGGGGCCGGTCAGATTTCTCCGGCCCCCGCTTGAGGTGTCGCGCCGTCAAGTTTGGTTAGAACTCGATGGCTGCGGCCGCGGCACCGCCGGTCGTGTCACGGAGGGCTGCCGCCACGCCGTTGACCGAGATCGTCGATGTGACCGCCAGGGACTCGATGCCGACGAACGCGACGCCTTCGAAGGTCTCAACGAACATCTTGTAGTCGTTGGTCCCGACGAGTGTCGAGTCGCGGATGATGCCCAGGTCCAGGGTACCGCCGTCGAGGAACAGGAAGCTGCCCTCGGGGAAGAGGTACCACGTGAACGAGTCGGTGAACTCGATGAGCGCACCGGCTGACTGGCTGGCGTACACGTTCTGGTCCGGCGTGAACGTCACGTTCACTCCGCGGGCCGAGAGGTAGCCCTCGACTTCGCGGGTCGCGGCGTTGATCGTGCCGTCGCCAGGCATGTTGAGCGTGAGGTCAGCGACCATCGCGTCCTTCACCCAGTGCGGCGCGATCATGCGCAGCGGCGCGTCCGGCGCCATGCGGTGCCGTGAGCGGAACGCCGTGCAAGCGCGGCCGACGTTGACGAGCATGTCGCGAGCGAAGCCCATGAGCGAGCTTGTCGTGACGGCCGTCGACGCGGCGCTGATCTTGCTGAGCAGGTACTGCTCCGCCTCGCGTGCGTGCTGGATCAGGCCGAGCTCGTTGTGACGAGCGATCAGCTCCGGGTACGCGCGCGTCATCAGGTTGCCGAACTGCAGCTGCAGCGTGACCGCGTCGGTCGCGACTGTGTTCTCCGCTGCGGCCGAAACCGTCAGGCTGGTCTTCGTGTCGGTGCCGGGGCTGGTGTCGATGGCGTTCGTCCACACACCGACCGCGTTGGCGTAGCTCGACAGCGTCGGCGGCGTGATGAATCGGATGCCGCCGCGGTCTGCCGAGAACTTCGGCAGCGCGTCGCGCACGGGGCGCTCTGTCGTGCCGAGACCGAAGATCTCGTAGCGGACCTCGAAGGGAGCCGAGTGCCCGCCTGAGGCGACGAGGGCCTCAGGGCCTGCTACGGCCTGGACCTTCGCCCAGTTGGCTTCGGCGTCCTGCGTGAGGATGCGCTCTTCCGGGTAGGTGGTGCTGAACGACGCAACGATGTGCTGCTCGCCGTCACCGCCGTTGACGCGGCGAAGGCCGTGCAAGCGCTTGGCCATCGCTTCGGCAACTTCTGCCATGTCCTTGATCGGGCTGCCCGCGGTGTAGCCGGGGATGTCCGCGCCGGCTGTGATTGCGACCGGTGCGGGCTCCGACTTGATCTTGGGAGCGTGATCAGCCGGGGCCTGGAAGGTTGTGACCTCCGCGACCTCGGTCTTCTCTTCGTTAGCTGCTGCGCTCACGACTGTTTTCTCCTGCGCCTGTGGCGCTGTTGTTGTTGTTGCTGTTGCTGGTTCTGTCACTGCAGCCTCGGCTCCGGCCTGGGCCTCGATGACCGCCTCCGCGGCAGGAGCTGCCGCGGCCTCGGCCACCGGCTTCGCCGGTGCTTCCGCTGTCTTGGCCGAAAGTTCGGCCGCTGCTTCAGTCGCTGTCGACGCTTCTGCCATCGGCATCGGAGCTTCCTCTTCCTTGTCCTCCTCGGCCGGCTCTTCGCCTGCCTCGGGGGCTTCGGCCTCGGGAGCCTCTTCGCCTTCTGGCATCTTTTCATGCGCGGCGGCGTTCTTGACTCGTGCGGCGGCTTCGGCTGCGCGCGCGGCAAGCTCTTGAGCCTGTGCCTCGCGACGCTTGGCCTCTGCGCGAACCGTGTCGAGCATGTCGGCGAGCTGCGTCATGTTGTCGACGGACTGAGGAGTCGGCTCTTCGCCCTCGACCTTCTCAAAAGTCGACAAGATCTCGTTCTGCAGGTCGGCAAGTTGCTCGTCCGACAGCTCGGTGATCGTGTCGATCTGTGTCTTGATTTGGTCCACTGTCCCTCCTCGGGTCAGTCAAGTTGCGTAGCCGCGGGTGCTGACTACTGGGGATAGGTCAGGAAGAGGGACATGCGCAACAGCGCGCGGCGCTCACCTAGCGTCGACTATAGCACACCGTCAGGTGAGCAATCGCAGCATTTTCGACATCTCGGCCGACACCTCGCCTTGAGACATCACGTCGGTCCCCGTCCGGTACGTCGCGAGTTTTTGAGTCGCGATCTCTGCGTCATCGTCGCCGATCTTCTCGGCCACCCGCTCCATCATGTCCTCCATGAGGTCTCGAAGCACGGGCGGAAGGTCGCTGAACCGCACCTTCTGGGTGTCTAGGCCGAACGGCAGCGGCAGGTTGGCCATGACCTCGCCAAGAGCTCTCGCGGCCTCGCGCACGTTTTCAACGGAATCCGCGTTGAGAGCTCCCGTGTCGAGGCGTTGGAAGATCTTCTTGAGCTCCTGCGCGGCGGCGTACGCCTGGGCGTAGTTTCCGGCGTCGTCGAGGTTTTCGGCCTCCTCGATCTTTTTCACCGCGCTGTCGAGGCCGGTCTTTCCGAGGTCTTCCTTGATCCTCGCGAGCACCTGCCGGAACTTTCCCTTCGCGTCGCGGGGCTGCGTCTTGCCAGAGATGTAGATCCCCTTGCGGCGAGCAAGCTCTTGCAAGTGCTTCTGGGCCACGAAGTTTCAGCCCTCTTTCGCGCTCTTCGGGTTCGGCGCCCGCTTCCAGTCCGCCGGGAGGAGGCTGCTCTTGCCGAGCGCTCGTGCGCGCTTGGTGATGTGCCGGCGGACCTCTGCGCGGTCGGCCTCGCTCGCCCGAGCCGAGGCCGCGATCGCGACCTCCAGGTCAGCGGCGTTGCGGATCGGGTACGAGCCGTCGGGGAGCGCCTTGCCGGTCTTGGCGAGCTGCTTGCGGGCGCGCGGCGAGATGCCTGCGAGCTCGGCGGCCGGCCTCGCCGACGCGATCCGCGCGCGAAGCTCGTCGGTCGAGATGTCGTCTTCCTCGACGAACACAGACGCCGTCTTCCACTTGTCTGGGATCAGGTCTGCCTTCTTGAGCGCGCGAGCGCGCTTCATGATGTGGCGGCGGATCGCGGCGCGCTTCGACGGCTTGCCGCGGCCGTAGGCCTGGATCGCGTTCTTGAGCTCCTCGACGTTGCGGATCGGGTACGAGCCGTCCGGCAGGGCCAGGCCCTCGCCGGCGAGCTTCTTGCGTTTTTCCATCGAGATGTAGCCCGCCTCGTCGTACCCTACGGCCGACGCGACGCGTGCGCCGAGCTCCTCGACCTGCGCGGCGAGGGCGGCCGCGCGCTCGGCCTTGGCCGACGCGAAGCGCGCCCTTGCGGCCTCTGCCTGCATCTCGAGCGGCGCCTTGACGAGCTTCTCTACGTCTTCGATGCGCTTGTTGAGCGCCAAGACGGGGTCATCTGCCTTGAGCTTCGCGAGCGCCGCGGCGCCTGCGGCGACGAGCGCGTAGACCTTGCCCGACGCCATCAGCGCGCGAGCGATCGGGAAGCCTGGGACGTTGACCTGGCACACCGCGACGAGCTCGAGCGCGCCGTGGATCGGGCGCCAGTCGCCTGACGGCGCCGAGGCGCGGATCGCTCGGACCTGCTCCGGTGTCGTGCCTGGGCGCAGCGCGCCTGCGACCCAGATGCCGTGCGAGTCTTCTCCGGCGTGGACGTCGGCGACCGCGGACGCGGTGTCGTCGTAGTGCTTCACGGCGTCGCGGGCGCTGGCCTCGAGCGGCGCGTGGCCTCCGGCGAGCGTGAGCTGCCCGACGGCGTAGTCCTGGCCGTCGTCGGCGCGGACGACACCGGTGTGGAAGTACGCGTACTTGCTTCGACTGCGCGGCGGCTTGGTGCCGGCGGTCATGCCGATGTGGTCGACGTTCCAGGCCGCGATGTGGCCGAACACGCGGCCGCCGTCGTCGATCGTCAGCGGCGTCGGCTTGCCGAGAGCGGGGTCTGTGAACCACCCGGCCGGCGGCGTGACCGGGATCGACGCCGCGATCGCGCCGCAGGCGACGATCGCTTCTGCCGCGAGTGCGTCCACCTCTTCTGTGTACTCTCCGTCTGGGATCACGGTACCCTCCTGAGGCGCGTACTCGGCGTCCTCTGTTGCGTAGATCTTACATTGTTCGAACGCGGGCTTCGGCACGATCGTCACGGCCATCACGCGGGCCTTCGTGATGCTGATCTTGTCTCCGCCGATCTTCTCGGACTTCTTGTCTTTGCCGGCCTCGTCGCTGGCCTTCTCAGAGTCGGCCTCGAACTGGTCGAGGTCGGCCGAGACGCCGCGCAGGAAGCCGAGCTTGACCAGGCGCTCTGCCTCGCGCCCGTACGGGCCGGAGTCGAACACGCCGGAGGCCTTGCCGATCCCGTTGCTGGTGCGCTCCATCTTGTCGATGCGCCCGACCACGACGGAGCCGTTGTGCCCGTCGCCTGTCTTGACCTGCCACAGCAGCGGCAGCGGAAGCTCTCGCATCGAGATCGCGCCGCTGTGGAACTTCCGGCCGTCGCCGGACTCGACGTCCTCGGGGATGACGAGCGGGATGACGAACCCGCAGCCGCTCGAGCCGTCTGTGTACCCGCCCGCGACGACGACGCGGGGCAGCTTGTCGAACAGCTCCGCGCGCGAGGCCGAGAGCTCGATGTACCGGTCTTCAGGGACGATCGAGTCCGTCGAGAACAGCCTCTTCTTGCCCCAGCCGTACATCTGCCGGTGCAGGCGGTCGCCCGTCCACAGCCCGGTCGCCTCCTTGTGGCGCAGCGAGCAGTAGCCCTTCGCGCGGGGGCCCATGTACTTGGCGAGCTGGCGGAAGCAGCGCCTCCAGTCTCCCGGCGTGTTCCAGCGGATCTTGAGCGCGCCGCGCCCGTACAACCAGTACCTGCGAAGTTTCTCGGCGCCGCCGCGGTTGCGGTCGAGCCCGCCTTTCGCGACGAGCGCGCTCGCCGCGACCGAGCCGTCGACCTGCTGGAGGACGTCTCGGTACGACTCGTTGTCGAGCGCGACGACCGGCGGCGGTGTCGGCGACGACAGGTCGGCGAGGATCTGCGCGTCCTGCTCCCACTTGCCGTCGACGCGCTTGAACGTCATCGGAGACGGCATCGTCGTCGACTTCGGGATGATCGCGACGAGGTCGAACACCGCCTGCGGGTCGTCAGGTGAGACGAGCGCCAGGTACATCGGCGGCACGTCGCTCGTGTCAGGCGTGAGCGCGGTCCCGGGCCTCGGCGGAGCCGCGTACCTCTCCGCGCCGGCGGACGTGATCGGGCTGTAGTAGAGCGCGCTGTCTTTCTTGCGCTTGAAGAAGTCCTTGAGCATCGGGTGCTCTTTCGCGTCAAGGATCAGCTTCTTCCCGGACCTCTCTTCGAGTCCCTCGCGGTACTCGCTCGCCTCGGGAGTCGGAGCGTTGTCTCCGACGGGCTGCCGCGCCGCGGGCACCTCGACGGGAGCGGCCTGCTGCCTGTCGCGCGTCGACTTGACCCACGCCGGGTAGTCGTACAGGATCGTCCGCAGGTCGTCAGGCGTGAGCGCCGGGAGCGCGCCGGGGATGACCGCCTTCGGGCGGTCGATCGGAGCGCGCGGCTGCCCGAGTATCCCCGTGGTGTCGAGGGGCGCCGTGTCTTGGTTGCCTCCCTCCTGGGCGACCGCCGCGTTCTTGTCGGCGTCTTCTTCTTTTTCGGTCAACTTCGCGGCGACGGTCACGCTCGTCCCGTTGTCGAGCAGCACCGTGACGTCTTGCGTCGACGGGTTGATGCCGGTGACCTTGCCCCGGCCGTTGTCCCGGTCGCCGCCGACGACGACTCGCGAACCCATCGCCGCGAAGCGCCCGCCCTTGTCGCGGACCTGGCTCCTCGCCTTCTCGGACCGCTCTTCTGGCGTGTACACGCCCGGCGTGTCGTCCGCCGAGTCTTCGAGCCCGGCCTCGCCGGCGGCCGTCATCGCCATCGCCATGTCGACCTCGCTCCAGTCGAGGTCGTCGAGCGCGAGGAGGACGAGCCGCGCCTCCTCCGCGTCGAGGTCGTCGGCGCGCACGGGCGTGAACGGCGCCGAGTGGAACCGCGCGCAGACGACCATCGCGGAGTCGGCGTCGATCAAGACGTGGTCTTTCTCGGTGGTGTCGTACGGGTCGTCGAGCGCTCGGTCGTAGGACAAGATGTCGCCGTCGACCGTCCCGATGTCGTCCCAGCCGCCGCCGTCCCACACGAAGACCGCTCCGTCATGCTCGACCTTGTACACGCGGTCGATGCCGCTCCCGTCGAGTCGCACGCGTGCGACGAACTCAGGCCCGAACCCGTCTTCGCTCATCTCTTTCGCGAGCTTGAACGACTCGATGTCGCCGGCGTGAGCCGCCGCGTCGCCGTAGTCTTCGTACTCGGCGTAGTTCTCATCGACGACGACTCCGCCCGCGCGGACCGACTTTTTCTTCTTCTTGTTCTCGCGCTCGACGATCGCTCGGGCCCAGCGCCACGCCGCGTCGCCGCCCCAGAGGGCCCACGCGATGCGGCCGGCAGACGGGTAGCCGTCCTGCCCCGGGCGGTACGCCTTGCCTTTCTTGTCGACCTCGTGCCTCGGGAAGTACTTCGCGATGTGGCGGACCTTCTTGATCCCGAGCTGGCCGCCGCGGGCGAGCGTGCGCGCGGTGTTGACTCCGACCGGCGTGCCGCCGCGGCCGTGCTCCTTGCGCCACGCGAGGCCGCGCTCGGCCTCGGCCCTCACCGCCGCGGGGATCGTGTACATGCGCCCCGCCGCCGCGACGACCGAGACGCTGAGGTCGGCGAGCGCTCCCGCGGCGAGGTCGGAGGCCGCGTCCGGCACGTCGATGTCTTGGTCGTCTGGGTCGAGAGACCAACCGTGAGCCGTCGCCAGAGCGGAGAAGTCGCCGACGTCGTCGACGATGTTGTGGCCGATGTCGATGACCACCCCGCGAGAGGACGTGGCGTCGACGAAGAGCGCGAACTGCCCGCTCACGCCGTGGAGCTTAGTCACCTGTGACCGGCCCTCCCGTGATCCACGCGTCGCACGTCCGCGACGCGGCGCACTTGAAGTCGAACGCCTCGCAGTACCCGAGCTCGCCGGCCTCGACCGTGCTCCACGCGTCTTTGGCCGAGCCGCCGCCTTGCTTGAGGCCGTCGGCGATGCAGTCGAGCATCTTCGCCGTGACGATGAACGCGGCGCAGTTGCCGCACAGCGACTGCCTCGCCTGACGAGGCGAGACCGTCCAGCGGTCGGCCTTCTTCGCCCAGAACTCGGTGTTCGGCAGCTTCGGGTTGAGCGGGCCGTACGCCGCGGACTTGATCGCGTTCTCGCGGTTGCGCAGGTTGAGCGACACGTCTTGCGTCGCCGGCGGGCAGCCCGCCGGGGCGGCCGCGGTGACAGGCGACAGCTCGCGGTCGACGAAGCGTGACAGCGACTTGACCGTGACCTCTTTTCCGGCCGCTTCTTGCTCGTCGTAGTGGCGGACGAACGGCAGCTTGACGTAGTACACCGGCAGGTCGTCGAGCGCGTCTTCTTCGAGCGGAGCCCAGGCGCCGTTGTCGCGGACGTACGACGCGCCTTTCTCGGACGAGAACAGGACTAGGTGCTTGACGAGCTCGTCGTCGAGGTCTGCGGCGACGTACAGGAGGTCGCGCTTCGAGAGCGACTTTGGCCAGGTGCTCATGCCGGCTCCCACGTGATCTGACGGTCGATCAGGATCTTTTCGAGCTCTCGAAGTGCCATCGGCTTTTTCATCTTATCTAGCCTGGGAACGGCCCAGTCTGCATCTGCTTCTGTAAGTCGCCTTATCGTATACTTGTTCTTGCCCGCCGTGAAGCTGACTTTTCGCCTCGCGCCGTCGACCGAGATCTCGTCGGCGTCTTTGAACAAGAACGACCTCGACCCGTAGTCGAGCGTGACGGTCAGCGCGACGCTCTTGTCCGTCGCCGGAGGAGAGATCACGACCGCGTACACGACGTGCCGAGACCGCTCGCCGCCCCGCAGCCTCACGTCCATCGCCGCCGGAGCGTACAGCAAGAACTGTGAGCCTCCGTTCTCTTGTTTCTTCTGCTTGTAAAAGAGCTCTTTCATGTTGACCTTCACTCCACCGGGTCCGAGAGCACGTCGGTGCCGTCCGAGAACGTCTCGTTCGGGTACCGGTACTCGAGGTCGTCCTTGCTGAGCAGCTTCGTGACCTTCGCGTTCCCGCGCCGCGCCACGACGTCGTTCGCGATCCCGTAGGTCACGACGACCTCGACGGCCTGCCCGCCGATCTTGTTGATTCCCCTCGCTTTGAGGGCGGTCACCAGCCTGTTTTTCTCAGACTCGTTGCCGACGACGATGAACGCGACGGCGTCGTGCCCGATCTCTCCCTTGAACATGAGCTCGTACGCGCCCGGCACGATGTCGTCTATCACCCAGTCGGTGTCTGCCTTCTCCTCCTCGCGCTTCGGAGCCCGCCTTCTCCCGAACTCGTCATCCTTGTTGCCAAAGAAATCTACCCGGCGGAACAGCTCGGGAGCGTCGTACACGATGAATGTCGTGCCCCAGCCGCCCGTCCCCTTGTGGATGTTCGAGGCCAGCCCGCTCACTCCGTCCGCGGGAGTCGTGAAGACGTAGTCGGCTCCGCCCGTCTCGGTGTCTGTCTGCGACGACGCGCCGACCTCTGTCCCTCCTCGAAGCACTCGGCTGTTCGTCGACCGGAGGCCCTGCCCGGGCTTGAACATGTTCGCGATCCCGTTGGCCACCGCGTCGGGTTGGAAACCACCCCTGGTGCCGTCGATGAAGTTCCCCTGCGTGATCGAGTGGAAGATCAGGTCGACGCGGGTCTTGTTGCGGATCGCCTCGCCGAGGGACGGCGGGCCCACGAGCTCGATGCGCCCGCTCGTCCCGACGCGAAGCTCGAACTGGTCAGCCGAGACTCCGTACTTCGAGTTGATCTCGGCGAGCTGCGCCGCTCGCGCGACCTCGTTCGTCGGGTAGCGGTTCGCGTCGACCTTGCCGCCCAGCACCGCGATCAACCTGTTCTCGACGAGGAGCCTCGTGTCGTCCAGAGTGGCCGCCCTCGGGTCGTTGACGCCGCCCAGCTGCATCGCCTTCGCGATCACGGTGGGGTCCGTCCCGCGGGGGACGTCGATCGTCACGAGGTTCGAGAATGACTTGTAGGAGCCGCTGTTCGCCTCGTCGTAGTCCGCCTTGATGTACTGGAACTTCACCTCGACTCCGTCGATGACTCGAGTGTAGTAGTACTGCCCGTTCTTGCCGAGGTAGCCGGAGAGGAACCCGTAGTCGTGGAACACCAGCGTCGACTCGACCGTCCGATGCCCGCCTTCCCAGCCTGGCGGCGGTGGGTACATCGTCTCGCGCTTCAAGCCGACGAGTGACGTGTCTTCTCCCGCCGCGGGCAGGTAGGCGGTGATCGGCAGAGTCACCTGGCTGCGCACCTCGACGTCCGGTTGCGCCTTCAACTCGTCCATGAACCTGTCTGACGCCCACTTGGTGAGCTTGTATTGGACCCGAGTCAGCTCTTTCGTGCCGTCGGAGTTCGCCGTCGAGACGACGTCGATCGCCATGTCTTCGATGTCGGTGCCGTCGCCGAGCGTCCGCACGATGTCTGCGGTCGTCCGCCCCTCGTTCTCTGGCTTCCCGCGGCCTTTTCGCGCGTCCGCGATCGCGTCGGCTCTCTGGAGCGCGCCGTTGAGTGACAGCACCTCTGTCGACGGCGAGCTGTCCCAGTCGACTCCCTCGACGTCGATGGCGCGCAACGGCGGAGTCGGCGGGACGAACGAGTCGTCCAGTGCCTGCGCGTCTTGGAACCTCTCTTCTCGGATGTCGTCGGCGGCCTTGCTGTACTCGGCGTCGAACCGCGGGCTGGCGGCTCGGTTCTGGATGACCATCAGCTCGACACGGTCGACCAGCGCGTCGAGCTGCTTCTTCGCGGCCTCCGTCTCCTTGAGGTTGTAGCCGCCGTGCTGGCGGTCTACGTAGGCGGCTTGGCCCATGAGGAACGCGAACCTCTTCAGGTCGTCGACCGTCTGCGCGATCTGGCGCGCGGTCGCAGGCGGAGCCGCCTTGCTCGTCGACGTCCACTTCCCGCGGTACTGCAGGTCCAACGACTCGAGCGCACGCGCCACGGACGGCACGACGTTGTCTGTGAGTATCCGCTTGGTGCGCTGGAGGACGTACTTGATGACTTGTTCGCGGGTGTAGTAGCTTGCGTCGTTGCTGTCGACGTCGCGGAGGGCCTTCTCGAGCGGCGTCGCCACCTGTTTGCCGGCGTCGTTCTCAAGTAAGACCTCGAACGAGCCGCTGCTCAGCGCGCCGACTAGGTCGTAGATGCCTAGGTAGTCTAGCTCAACCGCTTTCTCGACGTTGACCGAGCTCGACCAGAACTCGTCCACGCCGTCCGGGTCGATGTCTGAGACGTCGAGCGGAGGAAGAGTCTGCCCGGTGAGGTTTGACTCCTCGACCTCGAGCAGGTTGACCGACGTGTCTAGGTCGTCAAGAAGCGTCTTGAGCTCGTACATGATGCTGCCCGCGTTGAGCTTGTCGTCCGGGCTCGCCTTGCCGACCTTGGCGTTCTCGGCGACGCCCTCGGCGACGCGGTCGACGAACTTCGAGGTCCAGTCGAGCAGGTCTTTCGCCGTGCCGAAGTTGCCGTCTCGGAGCTGCCGCAGCGCGTCGGCGGCTTCTTGCTGCACGGTGGGGCCCTTCTTGAAGGCGCTGAGGTACTGGAGCAGCCCAGAGTGCTTGGCCGTGAGCATGATGCTCGAGAATGACCAGACCATCTGCTTCACCTCTGACTTGACCTCTTCGTCGATCTCGTCGAACGTCGTCGGCGCGGGCGGGCGGTCTGCGGTGCCTCCCTCGATCGCGTCGAACCGGTCTGAGATCGCGTCTCGCATCGTCTCGTACGCGTACCTCTCGCTGGCCTCGAGCTCCTCGACATGCTTGACGTACTCTGGGTTGTCGGGCACGTCGAAGACCTCGCGCATGCGCCTGTCCGCCAGCTCGGCGAACGCCTCGGTGTCGATGGCCTCGCCCGCCTTGTCCCGCTTGAGGTACTCGTTGATCTCGTTGAAGATGTCCACCAGCTTTGCCGGTTCTTTGAACGTGCTCCCGGGCGCCTCCATCAAGATCGCGCGGAGCATGTCGTTGGCGACTTTGCTTCCGATCAGGTCTTTGACCCGCTCGCCGTACGCCTCGCCGGGCGACTTGAGCTTGCCGAAGAGCTCTTTCGCAGCGTCACGGATCTTCTGGTACGCGACCTTGTCTGCGTAGGAGCTGTCTTCGTCGTCGAGCTCGCTCTGCACCATCTCTTCGACGTCGGCCTCGGTGACCTCGCGCGCGATGATCGCGCTGACCAGGCGGCGAGCCTCCGAGATCGCCTTGTCACGCTCGCTCTCCTCGACCTCTTCCGCCGGCTCAGGCTTCGGCGCCTTCTCGGCGCGAAGCCTCGCCCGCTCGGCGTCGATCTCGTCCGTCAGCTTCTTCTGCGCTTCGGCCTCCTCGCGCTTCTCCTGCTCTTTCGCCTTGCCGACGTCGTCGAGCTCTTTGAAAGGGTCCCACTCGGCGATGAAGTCTTCGACCTGCTTCGCCTCGCCTTCAGGCGCGTCTGGGCTTGTGTCTGGCTCGGAAGCCCCTTCCGGGGCGCTAGCTTTTGGGACTTTGCCCTCGCTAGCTTTTGGGACCTTGTCGTCCTCTTCTGCCCGGGCCTCGTGGAACGCCTTGGCCTTCGGGTCCCAGTCTTTGAAGCCTTTCTTGATGCTGCCGTCCGGGATCTCTGTGCCTTTCTTCTTGTGGCCCGTGTAGCCCTTCGGCCCCTCGATGTAGATGCTGTCGTCGTCACCCGGCATGATCGGCGTGAGCTGCCAGGTCACCTTGTTGTACTGCTTGCCGTCGATCGCTCCGATGACGTGCACGCCGTGCCACGCCGGAGTGTTCTCTGCGGTGCCGGGGTTCGCGTACCGAGCGACGACACCGGCGAAGCCGTTCTTGTCGCGGACGAGCATGCCAGGCCGGATGATCGTGACGCCGTCCTTTGACACGCCGAGGATCCGGCCTGACTTCGGGTCGTGAGCGCCGATCGGCGGCATGCCGTCTTCTTGCTTCGGCTTGAACGCCTCTCCAGAGAACACGTCCGCGACGAGGTCGATCTCGGTGGCGAGGAAGTCGATGTCGTCGTTGGACCGTTCTTTCGCCTCGATGATGGCCTTCAGCCTCTCCGACGCCTCCTCGCCGGTGATCTTCCCGTCCTCGAAGTCGGCGACGATCGAGTCGAACGCCTCGAGCACCTTCTTCGCGCGGTTGCGTGTCGAGGTCTTGGCGTCCTCGTCGTCTGCGATGATCTTGACGGCGTCTTTGACGTCTTTCTTGCCGGTCTTGAGCGCCTTGTCGAACTCTCTCCGCGAGACGTCCACTCCGTCGTCCTCCGGGCGCTCGACGCCGCTGTCGGCCATCGAGCTCGGCGAGCTCGTGTCGCCGCCTGGCACGCCGTCGGGGTCGGCGGTCTCGCCTGGCTTGACCTGAGCGTTCTGGATGAGCGTGTCGACGCTCGGGACGTCGCACGGGCCGTTCTTGCCGGTGATGGCCGCCGTCAGGCCGCAGTTCCAGGCCGCGGCTACGGCCTTCGCCGCCTCGTAGTCGGCCTTCGCGGCCTTGTACGCCTCGAGGTCTGCCTCGTACTGCGCGTCGGCCGCTCGCTTGCGCTCGATGGTGCCGTCGACGTCGAGCAGCTCTTTCGAGACCGTGTCGTCGCCGGCGGCGCGCTTCAGCATCGCCGCGAGGACGTTCGCGGCCATCGCCGCGTCGGCGTCGGCGCGGTGCCAGTTCTCTTTCTCGACGCCGAGGTAGTCAGCGATCGGGCCGAGCGAGTTCGACGCGCGGCGGACGCCGTCTTCGCCGACGGATGACGGCCCGTCTGGCTTGTTCTTCGAGTACCTCGGCAGGGTGCTGGCGGCGATGTCCTTGGTGTCGAGCGTGCCGAGGATCTCGAAGCTCAGGCCCTGCTCGCGGAGCACGCGCTCGAGGACCTCGCGGTCGAACGGGACATACTGCCCGCCGAGGATCGCCGAGCCGCCGGCCCAGTCGATGAACTGCTGGTGCGCTTCTTTCATGCCGGGCTGCGTCTTGAGCCACTCGTCCGTGACGCTTTCTCCGTCTTGCCGCTTCAGGTTCGCCGCAGACCACTCAGACAGCCTGAAGTCCGGGTCCATGTACGTGTTGAACCTGTCGACGATCTCGCCGTTGCGGACCTTGACCGCGCCGAGCTGCACCGGCCTGTTCAGCTCGATGACGTCTGGCTTGTCGCGGTCGGGCAGGCCTGTCGTCTCGTAGTCGAAGAAGACGAGCTCGATGTCGCCGAGTCGGCGGCTCGCCTCTTCCCAGCTGCCTGCTCCGCGCAGGGCCTCGAGCACCTGCCCGGTGAACGCGCCGTCTGACGGCTTCCTCGGGGGAGTCGGCCGGTGCAGCGCGGGCTTGTCGCCTTTCGCCGGTGTCGGGCCCCCGCGGAACACGTCGATCTCGGTCGTCGGGTTCCACTCCTTGCGCTGAGACTCGTGGCCGGGGAAGTACCCCTGGACGCTCATCTTGCCCTTCGGCGTGTCCGCGTCTGTGAACACAGACTCGATGACGAAAGAGTCCGTCGTAGTCACGTCGCCTGGCTGCAGGTCGCGCGTCTTGTACTTCGTGCCGGTCGACAGCGGAGCGCTTTCTTCGTTCTTGACGTCGACTCCCAAGACGCGCTGGATGATGTCGGCGCGCCGGTTCCGCAGGCGCTCTTTCAGGGTGGCCGCCATGACCGGGTCGCTGACGATCCGGTCGATGGTCGCGTCGACCTCCGCGGGGTCGAGCGCGCGCAGCCGGTTGGCCTGGTCGGCGAGCTCTGCGTCGGTGATGCCGCCGAAGACCCGCGAGTTCTGCGGGTTGAGGTCCCGGTCTCGCAGCGTGTCGAGCTCGCGCACCGTGTCGCCGAAGTTCGCGCCTTTCTCTGCTCCCCTCGCGCGGAAGAGGAGCGCGCCGCCCGGGTCGACGCGGGTCGGGTTGCCGTCTGCGTCCGACATCACGTTGTCGTACACGAGGCCCGCGACGTCCCAGTTCGCGATCCACGCGTCGACCACGAAGCCGTCGCGCAGCTTGCGGATGTATTCTTCGTCTCCGAGTCGGTCGCCGAGCTCGTTGCGAGCGCCTGGGATCAGCGGAGACACGATGCGTGTCTCGCCGCCGTCCACGCCGAGGATCGTCCGCGCGGCCGGCGTGCCGGTCAGCTCGTAGAGCGCCGCGGCGAGCGCCTCGTTCTCGGCGTGAGCCTGCGACTTGGGGACCTTGACGTAGTACTCGTTGCCGTCTGCGTCGCGGTAGAAGCCGCCGACGTTCGAGCCCGCTTGGCCGCCGAACATCTCCCAGTCGCTGACGTCCAGCGTGTCGTCGCCGTCGAAGATGTCTCGCTCGGGAGCCTGCCGCGCTCGGCGGATCTCGACCGCGAGCTTCTCTCGCTTCGGGTTGAGCAGGTCACGGACCTGGTTGACACTGACGACCTCGTACGTGCCGAAGCCGACGTGCTCGCCCTCGCCGAACCACGAGACGCCGCTCGCGTTGAACGAGTCGACCTCGCCTGGAGCGGCGACGAACACGACCTGCGTGAGGCGCGAGTCCGGAGCGAACTGCATCGACCCGGCCATCGTCGCGCTCGTCAAGTCTTGAGTGGTGAACGAGCGCGCGTCCATGTCGAAGACGGCGCCCGGGGTCGTGTACGTCGCCAGGATGTCGTCGTCTGGCGCCACGCCGATCGTGCGCTGCAGTCGGACCTTGCTCGGCCTCGCGGCCGCGCGCGTCAACCGGTAGAACGCCGCGGCGACGCTGCCGCTGTCGAGGTCGTCTACGCCGTCGGCGATCCGCGACTTCCCGTCGACGAAGTCGGCGAAGCCGCCGTACTCGTCGTACAGCTCGTCGAGCATCTCTCTTCCGTCGCGGTCTGGGAACGCGGCCTCGAGCGACCGGACCATGATCCCCTCGAAGCTCTCGAGCTCGAGCGGGAAGTCTTCCGGCATGTCGGCGCGAGCCTCTTCGGCGACGTCTCCGCCTCCGAGGTTCTGGAGCAGCCCCCACAGCCCGCGGAACGCCTCGCGCTCGTCTCTCGTGCCCTGCGACCACGGGAGGATGCGAGCGAGGAACTCGCCGCGCGTCGAGTCGTCTGCTCCGACCGCGTCGGTCACGCCGTCGTCGAGGTCGTTGAGAGCCTGCGCGAGCTCGGTGAGCTTCGTGTTGCGCTCTTCGTAGTCTGTCATCAGCTCGCGTGCGCGCCGAGCGCGGGTCGGCGTGGCGACCTCTTGGTTCGACCGGACAGCGTCGGTGCGGCCGGGGCCTGCGGTCGGCACGAGGTCGGGAGCCTCGTCCGGGCCGACCCGCATGTCTTCGCGCATCTGCTTGACCTTGTCCATGTTGACAGGCTCGTCGAGGAGCGAGTCGTACAGCCCGGCGAGCAGCATGTCGGCGTCGAGGCCTTTCTGCGAGAGCGCCTCGTAGAGCGCCTCGGCCGGGACCATCTCGTCGCCGCCGTCGAACGGCAGCAGGCCCTCGCCGTCGGCGGCCCGCTGCCCGTCAGGCAAGACGGCGCCCTTGAGCGCGCGCCCCAGCGTCTCCGCGTCGAACTTGTTGGCGAGCACCGCGGGGTCGTCGGTGTAGTCGTCCGCGTCCTCCGTCGTGCGGCCCTTCGGCGTGTAGAGGTCGAAGATCTTCGGCTTGTACGCGCCGTCCGGCGTCGTGAACATCTCGTCGAACTCCGTGTCGCTGACTCCGCGGTCTGGGTCGGCCTCCTCGATCATGCGCTGGGCCTCGAGCTCGCCCTCGACCAGGTCGTTGACCTGCTTCTCGACGAACTCTTGAGCCTCCTCGATCGTGTCGAACAGCTGGTCGAACTCTTCGTCCCGCGCGTCCTGCCCGCCGTTGCGGAAGATGTCCATCTCACGCCGCACGCCGTACATGCCGCGCGGCGCGGAGAATATCTCGTAGAAGCCGTCGATCTCTTCGGTGTCAAGGCGGATGCTCTCGCCGTCTTGGTCCGAGGGGATGTACCAGTCTCGGTTGGAGCCCGCGTCTCGCCGCGTGAAACCCTCGCGGTCGAACTTGCCGCGCTTCGCCTCCTCGCGCTCGTCGTCGTCGTCGCCTCGGCGCTTCACGTCGAGCACCCTGTCGAGCGCTTCTGTGAACATGCGAAGCTGCGACGCGCTCGGGAGCATGTCCTCGACCTTCTTGATCGCCTCGGCGCGCGCCTCGGGGGTGTCACCCCGAGCGAAGACCTCGTCGGCCGCGTCGATCGCCGCGTCGTCTGGGTCGAAGTCGATGACCGCCAGCAGCCTGCCGACGCTGTCGACCGTGTCGTCGACGTACATCGGCAGCAGCGTGTAGTCGGCGCCGAGCTCGTCGTACTCTCGGAGGTTCTTGACGAACCTGCTCCAGTCTGAGTCCGCGTGCGCGTCGTTCATCTCGTCGATGAGCTCGGCCATGCGCCGGTAGACTCCGCCGTTCGCCTCGTCGAGGAACCCGGACTCGAGCTTGTCTTTCGACTTCGCGCGCTCGAAGATGTCGAGGAGTGTCCCGCCTCCCTCCCAGACGATCTCTTGCTGCTCGGGCGTCAGGACCTCCGGCGAGACCTCGCGCCCCAGCGGGCCGCCGTCTTGCTCGGCCTCCCATGTCGCGCGGTCTTTTGCGTTTCCATCGACGTACATGTCGACGTAGATCTTCTCCTGCTCGGCTCTCGTCGTGCCCGCGCCGACGTAGTAGCCCTCCTCGGTCGCGGACTCTCGCCAGTCGCGCAACTCTGACGGCGTGAGGTCGTCCCACGACTGGCCCGCCTCAGCGCGGACGTCGGCGATGTACCTGTCGTAGCCGTCTTCAGGCGGCGGGTCGTCGTCATCGTCGCCGTCGCGCAGCCGCTCGAGCTTGTCGTCGATGTCTGCAAGCTGCTTGTCGAGCCGGTCTCTTCGGTCGTTGAGCC